GCAGACGCATCTGCCGTAATAGCTGTACGTCCGAAAAACCTCGTCTGCAGCCGATAGGCTTTTGGCTGAGATAGCAGTAAAAGTAATGAGCTGAACCGCACAAACGCCAACTTAGCCAATACAGCATAGTGGTGGAACCAGGGAGGATCGAACTCCCGACCCCCTGCTTGCAAGGCAGGCGCTCTCCCAGCTGAGCTATGGCCCCATATGTCCGCCCCCTAATAAGGGGCGGCGCTGTTTTCATTGATTTTCTTTGTTGCTATGGTCATATGATACCATAGGCATTTCTGGATGTCAATAGCTACAAAGAAAATTATTTTATATTTTTTTGTGTCACTGCTGCGAGTCTGTACCGGCGCGAACATCCTCTTTCAGGCTGTTACTGGCTCGGAACGTGGGTACCTTGCTATCGCTCGATACCCGCATCTCCCCGGTGGAGATGTTTTTGCTATTGCGGCCTTTTCTGGTTTTCACCTCAAAGGTTCCGAAACCTCTGAGCTGTACCTGTTCCCCACGAACCAGCGCGTCTCTGATGATTTGGAGCACTTCGTCCACCACATCATTGGCCTGATTCTTGTAGTAGCCTTTCTCGCACAGAGCGGACACGATATCGGCCTTAACCATTGTCCCACTCCTTAATTCAATTTGATCTGATAGCAGGCATCCGCACCTACTCCGGGGCGGAAAACCATCATCAGCTGTGCCGGAGTCGAATAGAGCCGTTTTCCGTTAGCATAATCATCCGTACCGCACAAGCAGGGTGCGATCATACTCTCGATTCCCAGCTCTTCAAACTCCTCTTTATGGTGTTTATCGGCCAACACCACATAGTCAATATCGCTGGAATACTTCTTGGCGAACAGCGTGTGCAGCGTCTTTCCGGCGTTTTTCACGTTGTCCAAGTCACCATGGGCGGCACAAATGTTATACCCGCATACGGAGAAGTACAAGAACTCGTAATACTCCGACTCCGGGAAAACGATATCACTGCGATCACGAAGCCGCTGTTCAAGCCACCAAGGGATCAGCCGCTCCATGTTATCTGCATGAATGCTGTCGTTTTTATTTTGAACGGTTCTCAAATGATTTCCGTAGGTCGCGTGAACTACTGTCTGCTCAACCTCATCGGCCAAAACACTGATTGCCTGTGCCATAATTTCTGACACCTGCATGATCTGGTCGCACGTCAGCTCCTCAGAGGCAACACGCGCACTGGTGTGTATTGAACCATGAGCCGCGTCGCCCAACAACACGACATGAAGTCTATGGCATTTATTCAGCCTGATACGCTCAACTGCTCGCTCAACCAGCCGTTCCACACGATAACGGCATACCTGAGTATCATACCGCTCCCAGATATTGTCCGTTACCATACCGTAATGCCAGTCGGCAAACACAAGAACAGCCTCAGCATCGCCAAGGAACATACAAAAGTCGTCCGGCTTATTAACCGATAGCGGCAAAGACTCGTTCAGATCCTGAGCAGCCTTAACGAGCCGATCTTCCAGATTTTCCTCACGACCCATCCGATCGACCATCTTATTGAACTCGCGGCGCTGGTCATAGAAGCGTTTGGCCTCTTTACGCATCTCCGCAATTTTGCAGTTTAGCTCGCCCATATAATCATCCTGGCCGGGATTACCCTGAGCGGCATACTTTTTCTTGAAATACTGCGCAACAGCATAGCCGGAGTATGGCGTTACAGATGCCGCCTTTCTCAAACTATCCCGATGGCATTCGATGCCAGTTGCTTCAACGATGTCTTCCCAGTCCAGATCGTCGGGCTTCTGTTCGACTTTGATTTCGATTAGGCGAAGACCATATTCATATGCATCCTCACCTTCTCTGCGTTCATACTTTGGATTCACGAATGTCTTCACCCCTCTTCTGCTGGCAGAAGCGTGCTCTGCCTGATTTCAATTTCAATGTTTAGTACGCCGGCCCAACGCTCCAAGATCTCCTTGATATCGTAAGTCCGAGCACCATTCACGTCATACTCCGTCAGCGTCATATCGGAGCAGTCGATCGTCGCGTGAGAATATACCTCACGCTGCTCCCGCACTGCCATTTACTTGTGCTCCTCGATCACGTTCATACGACGAATTTCGTTCAGCTTTGCAAGCAGCTCAGGGGATTCGACGCAGAAATAATGACCCCTCTTCGAGTCCTGCTTCATCGTCCGAGGATAACAGTAGTAGTGGGGATACTTATGCGGAGGGAACGCTTTGACCAGCAGATCTTTCTCTGTCTTGTTAATAGGAACCACGAGAACCATCCTTTTCTAATAAATTTGAGGGTACTCCCTCAAAATTACACCAAATTTAGGACTTGGGAACTCCCGACAACAAATGGGAGTTCCCAACGTGGTTTTAGAATTATTCGACCAACAAACCCGAAAATCTGTATAAAATTGTGAAAATTCAACAGTTATCGGACATTGTTTTTGGGCACATCGCCGTTTCTCTACGGAAATGGAACCCATAAATTTCCACGTCCCACAGGCCGTCAGAAACCTCAGTCAACGTTGAAATGGGTGTCCGACTCTGCTCAATCAAGTCCAAAAAGCACTGATTAGGTGCCGAAAACAACGTATAAAACAAGGTGCGTGAGATATCTTTATTCTGAGGCTCCTCAATGGCGAGCATCAACCGATATGCAGTATGAGGACTGATCCGCAGTGACTTAATATAGTTGATATACTCCTGCCGAATCTCATGTACCAGGATTGCCTTACCGTAGTTATCCAGGTTTTCGTCTGTTCCATCCCAAACTGCCCGGATCTTAGATCTCATATCTCTGACAAACTCCAAGATCCGCTCGACCTGTGAATAGCTCACAGATTTTTGCAGATAAGCGTCGTTTACCAACAGTTCAGAAAACGGGATGAACGACGTATAAGCATAGCTTGTACGGTAAGAGTTCAGGCTGTGCTGCAAAAAGTCCATCGTCGTATTGTGGAAGCGATAGTTTTTGCCCACACTGTCATAATAGCCCTTCATGCGGGCGATCTTCCCGAAAAAGTTGGGCTTTACTTGCCGGCCATCATCGTCGCGTATCTCATATTTTTTTCTCAACCGTTTGATTTCCGCAACACTGTCTACGGCATATTCTCGCTTCGCCTTATCAATCTCGATGTTGCTCAAAACGTCCAGCTGGGCGATCTCGCAGTAAAGCTCCTCATACTCGGAAAAATCTGCTCCGCTGTTCAGCGCGTCCCACAGCTTCGTATTCAGCTCTTGGGAGAAGTTTACGATCTCGCCGATCTTATTGACCGATGTTTTGATATCCAGATCAGACTGATCTGATTTGGTATAATGACGCACGATTTTCTTAGCGTCTACCATGCTGGTCGGGACGAGGAACTTGTGATAGTTCCGTTCTGCGGCCCGAATAAGGATGGCGTTGTTCGTCAGCAACATAGTATCAGAATCAAAGTCTGCACCGGATAGCCGGAAAAGAATATTCTCGCCGATACTGTTGATACACACGATCTCTCGTGTGGTATTGACGTACTGCCGGATCTCCTCGTTATCCGTATTCCTCGCCAGGAGTACGTTTCCCATCGTCACATGGGGACTGCGCGATCCGAGAATAGTCTGATCAAAAGCAAACTGTTGGCAAAAAATATTGCCTACTCCGATTTTACTCTCACCATCAAATTGCCCAATAGCCGAGTAGAGCATTTCGATGGGGTTTCCCAGCAGAGTTGAATAGTTCCCTTCTACAAGGATGTGTCCACGGGCCAGCTCTTTTTTGAACGACTTCGATACGTCGGTTTTGAAGTTGTGGTACAGCTTCGTTTGAGAAAACTTATCTGTGACGCCCAACATCTGATATACCACATCGTTCGTCGTCGTAATTCCGTCGCTGTCGATCTCCTCATTCCCGCCCATATATTTGATATGGTACCGCAGCACCGCAGGATCTGTCTGGATCATGCGCAGATAATCCAACGACGGTTTTACCAACTGGTCAACATCATCTTGCGAAAGCTGAAGAGTATTCAAAAGCTGGTAATGGATCTGCACCATGCGGCCATCAAAGAAATGCGTCGGCTTCTCATGCTTCACGACACCAAAGTTACCGTCTTCGTCCAGCAATCTCAGCCACTGTTCCAGAGTGCCAAACTTCACGTACTTAATACTACTGGGCGTAGTAATAACCTTGATATCGCTGATATCCTGCGCCAGCGTGAAACCGGAAAGCTGGGACACATCAGTAATGCCACAATCGGCGAAGAACTTCTGGATATTGGTATTAAAGCAGGCCGATTTGAAAAACCGGTTCCGCAGAAGGATCATACCGTAATCCTGCCATTCGCCCATAGCACTTTTGTCAATGAGGGACTGTCCGTCCCAAATGCTATTCTCGATCTCAACCTCTTCCGGCTTTGAAGTAAGCCAGTTATCGCTGCCAATCCTTGTCGCCACAACGCGATCTTTGAACACGCTCTTATAGTCGTCGATTACCAAGAAGTTCTCGGGCCGCAGCGGAATAGTACCGACGATGCTGCTCAAAGTAAGGGCAATATAGGCTTCCAGAGCGGCCAGATCAATCTCCTGACCCTCTTTCACTTTCAGCCCACAAAGCTCCCACTTGTGCATTCTTGGATACAACTGCTCATCAATGAACAGGCACTTCCCAATTCGGCTGCTTCCGCTTGAACGCTTGAACCTACGGAACACAATACCATCGCACGTGAATCCGTCCTGATAAAGACGATTCCGAAGCTGGGCTACGGTAAGAAGTACCTTCATGGTTTTCCCGAGCCGATACATTCCATTATCAAAAACAAACAGATCTCCCAGCTCTTGGGGAGAGGCCGGATTTTCGACGGGAGATCCTACCCGTACAGCAATCAGTTCCCCATCCTTGATACAAATGTTGTCGGTAAGCTGCACATCCTGCGGCAGATAGCCATACTTGATGTAGGTGTTGTCAAAGAAGCGATTGAACTCCTTGACGCTATACTTGAACGTGACATTGATCACGCGCCGGCAGTATTCTTTACCCCGCTTACTGAATGTGAAGTCCATGCGGCGGTATACCTTCTCATAAACTTCCCTCAGCTTTATCAGGTCGAGGCTATAATCCAAAGTGTTAACAAAACGTCTTGTATTGAACTGGTCGTTGTGGTCTGATCCAGCCAGCTTCACAGAATATTCCTTACTGTTCGGACTTGAATAGTTCGCCAAAAACAAATCCTTGGCATCCACAGACACGATATAGACCGAATTACCCATGGTCTATTCACCTTCCTCAGTTTGAATATTTTCGACTTGAATCAGATCCCCATACCAGAACAACCAGGTCTCTACGCCCTCCAGCTCGATCAGAGCAGAGAACCCATCGGGTCGTTCACGATGCGGATGCGCAACAAATACCTTATCACGGCTGGACTCCACGAATTGACGGTACTCTCCCTGCATACGCGGATAATCCTTCCGAGCTATGATTTGATCCACATTCAAAGTGACCAAATCCCCATCACGAATCTTTTTGTCAATCTCGTTTCCGAGGCTTTCCAGGACATCCGCAGCCAGTGTGCGTGAGCCTTTGTCCCTGAGCTTCTTTTTCAAAGCTCTGCGATTTTCACGGTTCAAACACATTACCCCCTGTATGAATATTCCTGAATTACCTTTTCGTACTCCTGAGCGTTCTCTTTCAAAACGCCCTGATAGAACAACACTTCGTTTTCCCCTGCGTCGTCAGCCGGAGAATAGTCATCACACTTTCCCTGGCACTCCGAGCCACATTGGTCATACCAAATACAATTTTTTCGTGCGGTGTTCATTGTAAGCCTCCTTCCGCTACACACCGCCGCGTCAGCTCTCTTAAATTTCAAGTTCCCTATATGATCAAATGAATCGTTGACGCCGCATTAGTCTGTCGTGTTTCCATGAGAGATGCCGTTTAACCAATTCCGAAACAGTTCCCTCATCCGCCTGCTTGGAATGTAGATCCAGATTTCTTTGCCATCACGAATGGCTGACCGCCATACCCACTGGATCATCTCACTCAACGCATAATCATCCTCGCGCACCTCAACTCCTTGCTCCTGAAAGTAGTTTTTCAGCAAAGGGTTGTAGTACACGTTGACGCAATAGGCCAAGCAGTCCCTGTTCCGATATGCGTTAGTAGCCCGGACATTGCAGGAAAGGAAACCCTTGGTATATCCTTTGCCTTTCAGGAGGGCTTGGTAATCCTTAAAAACCGTCCACAAGTTACGGTCTGATGAAGAATTGAGCATATTCTTGAACAAGTTCGTCAAATTGTTTCTCAGCTGTTTGATAAGCGGCTGTCCTTTGGTATCACGCGCTTTCTTATACCAAGAAACAGACAGGCTCGACCTCATTTCGCCGATCTTATTCAGTTTCTCATCCTCGATGATATGAATTTTCTTTGGGAGTTCTGCTACGTAATCCGGTATGTGAGGTGTATCGCTGAAATGATATACCCCGTTCTCACAAACCGTTCCGATCCGCTGGACTTCGATATTATGAATGTCGAAGTAGTATTTCTGCACCTGGGCATCAAACATATAGGTGAGAATGATCACCTCATCGAAGGACTGAAATACCTCAATCGGGAATTTCCATAGCAAGAGGCAGTCATTATACAAAATGACGTTGCCAGTCATGCACATATCCCGCAGGTCTTCAAATCTGCCCTCGTAGTCATCATTTACCCACCGCACACGGTACTCAGAGTCAACCTCGATCATCTCCCGCTTGAGCATTTGCAAATCCTTTGGAGAAATCGGAATTGTCTGAACGGCTTGGAAAACCTCATCCAAAATGAGCTTATAGCCGCCGTCTTGGATCAGCGAAATCGTTTCATCGTTATACGACTCAAACAGCGCATGGGTGCTGGCGATGTTATCCCTCATAGACAAAAGGTAATGCAGGTTTTCCAACTTGCCCTTGCCTTTGCTTTGCGGATCTTTGAATTTCCGCCCACTGCAGCTCCGTTTGATTCGTTCTACTTCGTCCAGATATGGCGTGATAAATACGTAGCGGCTTTCCTTGTCTTGGTTCATCAAAGTGATCGCGGACTCGGTTTTACCTGCTCCCATAATCGTGTCACATACCTTAACGATCACACGCTTTCCTCCTTCGCCGTCTTGCGGTAATAGAAGAATTGGAGCTGCTGAACATAGCCGGCAAATCCGGCGTACTGAGAAGGATCGAAATTGCCATGGTAGACATCATCAATCATGCGGTTGATCCACACATCCCTGGGGTAGCTATCCATACGGTGAAGCCCAAACAGCATCACACAGTTCGCAACCTTCTCGCCAATGCCCCGCAGAGCAATCAGCGTCTTCCGGGCCGTATCGTCATCCTGCTTCTGGAGCTGCACCCAGAAATCTTCGTCATACTCGGCCATCTCTTTCACATAGCTTTCACGATAGCCCAGCGATGCCGGTGACAGATCCTGACCTCTCAGCTGCGCCGGCGTCGGGAAGGAATAGAACTGCTGGTCGTCGATCTCCCCCAGCGGCGTACCGAATGTCTGGCAGAGAACATCTACCGCGTTGCGAATGCGCGGGATGTTGTTACGCTGGGAGATAATAAAGGTCACTACCATCTCCCACAAATCCTGTCTCAGGATGCGGATACCGCCACCTGCCGCGATCGCCTCCCGCAAAAACGGGTCTCCGGCCATCTTCTGCTGATATGCTTCATAGTCGGCAGACAGGTCAAAATAGGGCATCCATACATCCCGGAACTCATCATAGGGGCAGTGGAAAACGTACCCGCCATTGGTATCCGGTGTGATTTTCACCAGCTTCATACCGGTAATTGCCACATATCCCCCATCCTGCAGTGCGGTCAGCCGGAAACACTGGCCGGAATCTGCAATCTGCTTCAAATCAAACGTATGGGGAATGTTAATGAGTACGCCATCAGAAACCCTCCGGCAAATTACCTTTTCGCCACTCATCATACTCGCTCCTTTTCTTCAAATATTTGCAGATTATGCTCAGTCCGCAGTACACCAGATCGCAATACGGCTTGGAGCCGTCGCCATCGTATTGGGTGATTGCTGATACAACCTCTTGCTCCGTCAGATCCTCCGGCACATACTGAAACAGCTCAAATACCTCCTGCATTTTCTCAATGAGGCGGATATTATCGGCGCAGGTTTTGACTTGGCTCTTAGCCAGCGTCAGCATTGTCGCCGGGTCAATTCCATAGAGCCTCGCCGCGTTTCTATATGTCTGTACCTCCTTAAACAGGGTATCAAGCTCCTGGTTCATACGTAGGATCGTCGCTTCAGACTCGTTCAGTCTGCGCGTCAACTCTTTAAGATCGTCCACTGCACGTGCTCCTTTCTGATTGATTTACTTTGTTGCTATTTGAAGGTCAAACTTTCTTCACTATGCAGCCATAGCCTCTGCACGTCCGGCCATATCCCATCTTATCTCCGAATAGGCCGTCGTCGTCCAGATTACGAATAGTTGCCTGCTTTTCATTGAGTTTTAAGATCTCACCGTTCCGAAGCTCTTGGTACTTGGAGTCAATGTACGCCACACGGTCGCCGACCATAAGCTCCCGACCGAAAAAATCATAATGCTTCATATATCCACCGCCTTATCCAAACTCCACACAACCGCATTCGGGCGCTTCTTTGTGGGAGCTTTGTTCCTTCTCGCCGTCCCACTTCCAGGCGGGAGCGAGCTTACGAAGATCAGACACGGCGGCGTCGCGCTCTGCCCGCAGCGTTTTCACTTTCTCCGCACACTTATACCAGTTCGAGCGCAGCCCGTCGCATTCCACTCTGAGTTTTTTAAGCTCCTCCAACCAGTGGGCGAGCTGTTCATGCTTGGTAGCGCAGGTATCACAAGGGTTGCTTTTTCTCAGTCTTTCCACTGTCTCATAGCAATGTTGAATTGCTTCATCCAAAGTAAACATGGTGCTACTTTCCCTATTTTCTTCGTAAATCTCTTTGCCGTCTTCGTCGTACAGATCATTTACTTTTTGTACCCTTTTGGCGCGGAGGGCGGAGATCGCCTTATCATACGCTGCTAAAATAGCAGCATCGTCCATGAGCAAATCACAGTGGGCGCAGTCAGAGCAGTTGATTGCCGTCTTCCTCTGTACGCACTGTTTTTCCCGTTCCAAAACTTCAATGTCGGTCATTCAGATGCACCGCCTTTCAAAGTAGAACGTAATTTTCTTTGGCGTTGGCTTAACCATACCAAACCGTACAGCCTGACGGTAAGTATAGCAGTCACGCTCCAATGTGGCCGGCATTGCTTCCAATATCCGCCGCCAGCCCTCCAATGAGTTGCCGCGCTTGTAGTGATTACAGCTCCGACAGGCCGGCAGCATATTTGCCAGATCGTCTTCGCCCTTACTCCTCAGTGCAACAACGTGATCGACTTGCATATCCTCATAGTTCAGCTGCTCGCCGCAGTATGCACACCGCCCATCCATCTTGTCATAAACGGCACGGCGCTCTGCCGGCGTCAGCCTGCGTCTCTTTTCCATTCATAAATTCTCCTTCCGCTCATTCTCCAACTTGTTTATCCGATGCGCTATAAACAAGTTCTTTCCGTAGCTCATCCTTCAATCTGCGCTTGGCCAACCGCTTGTTGGACTTTTTGGCTTTTGCCCACCCATTGTGGTTGTTCGCCCAGCAAGCATATCTGTGGCTAAACTCAGACTGCCAGCCGAGTTTTCCTTTATAAGTGTTAGCCTTCTTCATAGTTCACATCACATTTCTGCTCTGACCCGCATAAGGATTTTACCAAGACGATTTTCTCCAACGCCGTCACAGACGCCCCAGATGCGGTCGCCCCAAGTATTGCCTTCAATGAGTTCGGCATCCTTGGTCGCAACAAGCTTGTCTGCCAAATCAGGATTCTGTGAGAACTTTGCCTTGCAAATCTCATACATAACGGTATCTTTGACCGCCTCCCAGTCACCACGGAGCTTAACCCTACGCCCAAGCCTCTTTGCCTCTGACGGATTCAGACGGCAAAACTCAGTCATACGTTCTGGGCATTTAGCCGCTTGAAACGCCGCCTCGTTATTCTCAAAACACATTCCGTTGTAGGTAACTGGTGCCGAGTAGAAGTTACTCAGAAAATAATACTCACCTCTAAACTCGCTGATACTTACTCCCATGTTATACCTCCATCATTTCGTATATACAGAGCATATGTCCGGGTGTGCCTCCTCAGAAGCCCTTATATCCCAGGACGACCACAAATCGGTCGTCATCCAATACCTGATTGAGAACAAGCCGCACCTGCTTCTCATAGTCCAGCTTGCCCAGACCACAGCCAACAGGCGGAAGGTAGATTTTGGAAAGCTGGAACTTGGCGACGATCTCTTTTAGCTGTACCGCAGATCTCATAATAAGATCCAGGTCAGAATTGTCGCGGTAGTAGTGCTTGGTAGGAAATGTTACCAGAGATGTAAGGCGATCCCCCACCCTATGGACACCCATATAGAATGCGCGGTTTCCATACCGCCGCAGGTACTCACCTAACTGATGTTCCAAACCGGGAACGAGCTTTTTTGCTTCCAGCCCCTGCCCTTTACCGAGTACGGCGTCTCCGTTCTTACGAATCACGCCGTTGGTGGTGACGACCACAGCCTCATGTTCGTTTTGAGAAAGATAGAAGAGACTACCAGTGTTTTGTATCTCGATCATGACCGTACCTCATTACCGTGCCGCAAAGAAATCACGGTAGACCTTTTCGATGATGGTATGGCTGGAAATGTTGACACTCGGGACTGCCCATCGAGCCGTAGCCTCGAAGTCCTTCTCGTGAGCCGCGATGTAAGACCTCATGTCATTTCGCAGCCCATCCACCGTACCAATCGCACAGAGCAGAGAGTGCTGCGCCGCCTCAAAGTCCTTGATGGCACGATCTTTGTCGGGGCCGTCCGGGTAAAGGTCAATGACGCCCTTGCGCACAATCGCTACCTTAGCTTTCTCTTCCAGATTTGTTTCGGCGGCAAAGTAGTCCAACAGCAGCCGTTCTCTTTGCTGGTCAGCCGGCGTCCATTCCGGCTGGGAGTGCTTCTTCAGGAACATAGTAAAACCTCCAAAAAATGTTCAAAAGTTCAGAACCCCAAAATCGAATTATCACTTTTGAGGTGATAAATTCTAAATTTCGATGCTCAAACGCTCGTCAACAAACGGGGTATTTGAAAATCGTCCCTTAGAAGGGGAAGGGGTAATATCGCTACGCTCAAAGTAGTCTAAAAAGTTGCAAAAATAGCCAATTTGCAAAGGGGAAGTTTTTGCAGTTAGGCCGCTCGCTTCGCTCGCGGATATACGGAGAGTTGGTAGCGGCCTAACCCAAAAGGTAGGTGCGGGGTAGACACTTTCGATTTAGTCATCTACCCATCCCTGGTATCTTGAGTTTTCTGCCAACTGGCAGCGTGAACACCAGGGAAAATTAAATATCCCCTAACAGGTCGATTGAAACATCGTGGTAGGCTTTCTTCTCTTCCTCGTCAGCGATACCGATATAACGCATGGTGATGAGAGCGCTGGAATGACCGAAAAGACGCTGGAGGAACACAATGTCGTGGTTGCTCTGGTAGTGGAAGTATCCGAAAGTCTTCCGCAGGGTATGGGTACCGATGTTCTGCTTGATCCCGCAAACCTTAGCCGCATCCTTCAACTTCTTGCGCAGGGTGTCCACTTCAATGTGACCACCTTCACGGGAAGCGAAGATATATCCATCAGAGTAGTAGCCGGCATCGTTACCATAGTACCACTGAATAGCGTGGACACAGGATTCATTCAGATAGAGTCCACGTCGCTTGTCTACCTTCTCCTGAAAGACTGAGATTTTGTCGGTGGTATCGGTGTAGTCTCCGACAATGTAGCGGATCTTGCCGTCAGGGAAGAAAATATCAGAACACTTCAGTTCCAGAAGCTCGTTGGCTCTGAGGCCGAGGTTGATTCCCAGGATGAATGCCAGCAGGTATTTGGGATCAGCATTAGCCCGTAGCCAGGAGGCCATAGCGTCAAGCTGCTCACGAGACTTGATCGGAAAAACCGTCTGCTCTTCTCCTTTGCGGTAGTTGACCTTCTTGGGAGGCTCGACAGCAGAGGTACCGGGGAACTGAATGATTTTACAGCTGGTCGGCGGTACGGCATTGATCTGAGGAGCCGTAGGCTGATCAAAGAGGGTAAGTTGCGTGTCCATAGTCCACCTCATTTTCTTTGTCGCAAAAGACCGTCAGTTGTTGTCTCTTACCTTAATATATTCTACCATATCTGTGGTCTAAAGTCAATCAGAATATTAGTTTTCTTTGTTGCTATCGGAAAAGAATACGACTGTAAACGAGGTAAATTATAGAGGGTTTACAGAAAAACCGAGGTTGTAAGGCTAAAAATGTGATTTTGGAGGTATGGGTTTAATTCATTTACTGTTGGGGAATCGTCGAGATTGTTCCCGAGTGAAAAACGGGGATATGGGGTGTACGTGATAGAGTAGAGGTACTGAGCCGTTTCGTGAGAAACGGGGCGGGCGCGAAAATGTGAAGGCTCCCCCGGTGCCGATGGCGTCCAGGCAGGCGGGCGGGGTGCCGTTGTTCGTCTGCTGACGGGCGAAAATGGGCCGGGGTTCTGCAAACTCTCTAAAAGCAGAATTGACAGAGACAGAAACGGGCGGGAGTATGTCGGAAGACTGGGAGCTTCAGCCGGTGCGGGCTGGGGTGCCTGCTGGCCTGGGGCGGTGCTGGGCTGGCCGTTTGGGGGCGGGGTTCGGTCTATATATGACTTTGACGGCAAAACGGCAGGCAAGCGGGCGCAAGTCCTCATCTTTTCGCCCTTTCTCCCTTCGTGCTCTTCTTCTCCCTCTTCGGATGTCCTCGCGGTTTCCGTCTGGCTCTGTCTGTTTGATCTGGGCGGGCAGGTTGACGGCATAGGGGCGGCGGGCGGCGTGTCCATCTGGCCGGGGTGCTGGGCGTGTCGTGCTCTCCTACGGCATGGGGCAGGGCTGGCCGCTCTCGTGCCGTGTCTGTTGTCCGTCTCCCCTGCTGGCCGTGCTGGGGCAGTCTGTGTGGGCGCTGGGGCTGGCGCTGGGCATGGGCGGCGATCTCAGGCCAAGCGGCTTGCTAATCAGCAAAATGCACAAAGATTCAATAAGAAATGCAACATAATGACGAAAATAATATCTTGTATTCTGTGCTTTTTACGCTGTAAATATGCCTGTTTTGGTGTAAAATAGGCTGTTTTTCTAACTTTTCGGATATAGCAACAAAGTAAATGATTGACGGATGGGATCTTTTATGATAAGATATAGACAGTTAAAGAGGGCGGGCGCTGGGGCCGTTGGCCGGGGGTATCCTCTCCGGGCGGCAGGCTCCACCGCTTCCCGATAGCAACAAAGTAAATCAACTTAAAGGAGAATGAACAATGAAAAAGATTTACAACATGAGCGAGACCATGACGCGGGCATGGGCCATCCGCAAAGCGGCGGCGGCTGACATGGGGTGCAAGGTGTCTGAAGTCCTGATGGGCGAATGTCTGAAGATCGCCTGGGCTGAAGCTGAAGGCGCAAACGCTGAGACCAACGCCGCCGCCATTGCGGGCGAGTGGGCGAACATGGCCGACGCTGACAAGATGCGCATGATGACCGCTTGCATCCGCAAGGCGGCAAAGAATGAAATCGGCTACTCCACCGAAGACCATTACCTGCAGTTCTCTGAAGTGCCCGCGTTCGGTTGCTTCCGTACCCATGACTTTGACGAGTTCGTGTCCGAGACCTGTATCCGGGTTCTTGACAAGCTGGCCGACCTTGACAAGCTGGCCGCAACAAATGAACGGCGGGCCGCTCAGGGTAAGCGCCCGATGCGCCTGGTGTCCGTTGTCTACAATGCGGCGCGGGCTTCCATTGCGGCGGTGTACTACGCCGACAGCAAACACGGCGCGGCGTATGACTGGGAAATCAATGACGGCGAGGGCAACGCGGCGAGCTTCCTTGAAACCTGCTGCGGAGATGCTACGGTGAACACCGAAACAAGCGCCATCATCCGGGCAGACCTGGACGCGTTCCGGGATGGGCTGGACGAGATCGGGCGGCAGATTCTGGAAATGGTGGCCGCGCACAAGACAGAGCGCGAGATCGGGAAAGCCGTGGGCATCTCTAATGTTGCCGTACACAAGCGCATTGTCAAGATGCGGGCGGCGCTGGAAAGTCTGCGGGTTGCCTGAAAAGAATTTTTTCCGAACGGTTAGCAACAAAGAAAACCAGTCTATAAATAATAGCGGGGCCGGTAAAACGGAACGCCGGCCCCCAATAAAAAAACGTAAAGGGGAACACAAAAATGACTATCAATAACGCGGTTCTGAAAAATTGCTTGAAGCTCTCCAGCAAGATCACGGTTTACGTACCCGCCACAAACGGCATTGACAAGGCGGCGGACAATACGGAACAGGTCAAGAAAACGGCGGCGCTCCTCTCCGAGCTTTTCGGCGGCGCGACTTCCACCCCGGCGCTGGGCTACTGGATGTCTCCGGCGGCTGGCCTGGTGGCAGAGGCTACAACGGTGGTTTTCGCCTACGCTGCGGATGCGGCGCTCCAGGAGCACGTCGGGCGCGTGGTGGAGCTGTGCGAGGAGCTGAAGCGGGAGATGGGACAAGAGGCCATCGCCCTGGAAATCAACGGTGAGATGTATTTCATCTAACAGCAGGACGGCGGGCGAGGGCTACGGCTCCCGTCCGCTTTTCTGTTTTCCGGGCCGTGCAAGAAAATTTTTCGGAACGGTTAGCAGATCGGGCGCGGCGTCTGTAATTATAACAGAGGGACACAAAACGACGTAAAGGAGCGAAACAAAATGATGACCAAACAGCAGGAGCGCGAAGCGCTGGAACGGATTAAAAACATTCTGGCGGATGCTGGGGCTGATAGCTATATCGGCATGGCCTTTGCCGGTTGCGTGGAAGACGCGGAGTCGAACATTGAAAACGACTGGGCGCTCAGCATGGCGGGCCGCTGGCAGAGTGCGGAACAGAAGCTGGAGGCGGTCAAGGCTGAGGCGGACGGACTGCGGGCGGAACGTGAAGTGCTGCGGGCGGAGCTGGACAGGTGTAATGCACGGATTGCGGAGCTAACAGAGGCGGCGCAGACTTTGAACAGTTGGAGATCAGACGAACACACCGCGCTGGAGCGTGCCCAAAGCCGCGCCGATGCTGCGGAGGCTGAAATCATCCGGCTGAAGGCGAAGCTGTACGACTTCATGACGGCGGCGAAGGATTGAGAAACGCGGGCCAAGCGCCCGCTTTTCTTTTTTTTGGAACGGTTAGCAAATGAAGAAAAATATAGAACAGAATTGCCCGCCGGACTAACCGGCGGGCGTTTTTTATAATTGTCTATTTTTTCGTTCTTCGTATTTTTTGAGCGTATCATCTAATCTTTCAAGTTCTTCTTCCAAAGTACCAACGGTACGGGATGGATATGGAGACTCACCCGGTTTATAGTAGTGGACGGCCTGAGCTGCATATTTGTCCGCTTTTCGTTTCTGGACTGACTCACGGAGAAGGCTACTAACTAAATATGTGATTGCAAAAGGGGTTGGAACACGGCGAAACAGTCTCATAAAAATCTCTCCTATTGGTTAGCAAAACTTGTTTTCTTTCTGTAATTATATCAAGAGTTAATAAATTTTCAACCATTGGAACGGAGGAAAGCAAATGGATATTCAGGAAATCAACCAGAGTTCGCCGGAGTTCCTGTATCAGATGCTGGGGCGGCTGGAAGCGGATTGTCTGTATTATCTGGGAAACGGTGGGCGCTTTGCGGGCCATCTCTGGGCAGGCAACGAGCGCGAGCAGATCAAACTGATGCGGATGATTTACCGCCGCTTGTGTGAGATTGGAGCCGCGCCGGAATGGATGAGCGAGCAGCAGATCAACGACTTTGCGGAGCAGATGCTGGTGGTATAAAAGTTTTTTTTGGTGGTTAGCAAATTTCCTTTTTTTGTCTGTGAATATAACAGGAGGTGTTGAAAATGCTGGATGCAGCAGGATTGGAAAAGTGGATTGCCGAGAATGGTACGGGCAACAAGGAAAGAAAATACATAAACGGGATTGATTATCTTTTCGTGACTATGAATGATGGATGGATTGCCATTTTTGAGTATTCAGAAGGATATTATATCCCGAAGACGCAGGCGGCGGACGAGGCGCACGCGCTGAGCTGGTGCGGAATGATCGAGCGCCCGCGTGTTCCGTTCAACGTGATATGAAGCAGAGGCGGGGATCTCCCGCCTCTTTCTTTTTTTTGGCCTGGTTAGCAAATACGAATTTCATTCTGTAATTATAGTAGATACCTGGAAATCAAATGAAAATAACGGAGGCTGACAAACATGAAGTGGTTCAATAATCCTGAGACGCTGGAAGACCTGAAAAAGCAATACAAGAAGCTGGCTTTTCAAAATCATCCTGACCGGGGCGGCAAAACTTCGGATATGCAGGAGATCAACGCTGAGTATGAAGCGCTGTTCTCCCGGCTGAAGGATACCCACAAAAACGCAGAGGGCGAGTTTTACACGGCACGGACGGCCACGACCGAGACGGCCACGGAGTTCATGGACATCATCGAAAAGCTGATTCACATGGAGGGCATCGAGATCGAGGTTTGCGGCTCCTGGGTGTGGGTCACTGGCGACACCAGGCCGCACAAGGAAGAGCTGAAAGCCCTGTCTTTCCGGTGGAGTAGCAACAAATCCGCGTGGTATTTCCACCGCGACGGATACAAGAAGCGGAGCAAGAAGTCTCTGACACTGGACGAGATCAGGGGCTACTACGGCAGCGAAAAGATTGAAAAAGAGGGCGGCGGGAAAATCGCGGTTGCATAACAGATCGGCGGGCTGGGAAAACCTGGCCCGCCTTTTCTTTTTCGGAAAATTTTACTGAATGGTTAGCAAATGATCGGAACAGTCTGTAATTATAGTGGGAGGTGGTCAAGTCCATTGAAGTGCTACTACCTGGGCGATAAGAAAATCACCGAAGCGGAGGCCAAAGAGATCGAGGCCAAAAACCGCGAGATTTTAAGAGATGGAACGGTTGAGGAGCTTTTGCAAATTCGGCACGTTATTTGTCGGGAGGAATGAAAGATGGAACACACATTTAAGATCGAAAAGGAATTGAAGATCACGACGGAGAACATCGTGGACTGTGTACTGTCCTGCGAGGCCGGCGGCTTTGACTACTGGGGCGAGTTGTGCAGCGATGAGAAGGACTACGAGGCGGCGCGGCGGCGGCTGACGGAGAGAGAAAAGGCCGATATAAAGCCCTGCTATGAGGACGTGCTGGCTGAGATTTTGGAGAGCGGCGGCAAGCTGACCGTGTACGACCGCGAGGACGACAAAGGCCACGAGCTGACGCTGGAAAAACTTCTGAACGGCTGGAAAAAGTACACGGAAGATCATAACGCGGACGACTTCGACGAGTACGACGGAATTTCTGCTGACTGCATTATGCAGTATGCGATTTTCGGCGACGTGATTTACGGCTGATAAAAACGGGCTGGCCTGGTGGCTGGCCCGTTATTTTTTTTGCCGGTTAGGTTAGCAGGATTGAAAAACCGTCTGTAAATATAGTGTAAGGGCAATGCTCCAAGCAACAAAGTAAATTAACGGAGGTCGAAAGAATGAAACGCTATGCAGTTTGTATCACTGATGATGACGGCGGCACGGGTGAAGCTGTTTTCACCGTAAAGAATAAAACCGAGGCACGGGCCAGAGGTCGCCTTTATATCCGTCAGTGGCAACTCCCCAACGGGAAGATCGAGTATATCCGGGAGTTGGCAGAGGGTGAAGAGGCCGTTAAGTTTGGTCGCGCCGCTGGCTATTGATAGGAGGAGATCATCATGTATGATGTCGAAAAGTTGGTTTCCATCGTCTGCGATTATCTGGACGCTGAAGCGGACTATATGAAATACAGTCTGGACGCAAGAAAAGAGCTGGGGCTGGCTCCCGACTCTACCCTGTGGATTCCTTCCCTGAATGGCTCCAAGGCATACCGCCTGGGCGAGCTGTCCGAAAAGTCAGGAGCGACCGGGAGCATTTTGGCCGACATCTGCGCCATGCTGGACATCAATCAGGAATTGCTGGTGGCCGCTGTCAAATCCATGCAACGCAAGGAACGCCATAACGGACGCTGGGACAACCCGAATTATACCTGCTGGATGAACGAGGACGACAAAAAGCGGCTGGCCCGGTTCCTTTCCAATGAGCGCGGCGAGTCCGGCGTTTATCCCTGGTTTAGCAGTACCGGACGGAAAAAGCCTTGGTGTGAATAAGGTGGAGCTAAACCGAAGAGGAAGGGCAAAAAGCCCTTCCTTTTTTATTTTACGGTTAGCAAATTTGCCTTTCTTTCTGTAATTAAAGTAGAAAGTCAAAATAATGGAGGAATGACACATGACAACGAAAACTGATTTTCACGCCATCCAGGAGTTGAGGGAGAAATACGCCCCGAAAGTGCGGGGTATCGTCTCCGGCGAGGAGGCCAAGACCATCTACGAAGTGCTGGAAATTGATAAGCGCAACAACATTGAGCTTCAGAATATCCGGGATATGGTGGTCATGATTTACGGCCAGTGGTTTGATAAATCACGTGACCAGTATCTGGAGGATAAGAAGAAGGGCGCGCAGGCGGTTGATAAGTCTGCGGAGTATCTGGACGCAATGAGCGCCATCATCTGCGTCATCGACTATGAGAAATTCAAGAGAGGACTGGGAGTATAAAAATTTGGGGAGGGCGGTTAGCAAATCGTTCTCCCCTTCTGTAATTATACCAGGAGGTGCAGTGATGGAAAACAAATACGTTTCCTTCGAGGTTTACCGCCCCGTAAAGTCTCCCACGGAGAAAGGGGAATACATGGGAAAGACACCAAACCTGGAGCAGGCACGGCGGGCCGCTGATGCTGTTGGTGGTGCCTTGTACGGGATAACATCTGACGGACGCAAAGTCCTGTTGCTGTAATTGAGATCAAGTATTAAGGAGAAGATTATGAAATTTTTAATCTGTATGCCCACCGGCAAGGATGGTATCCAAGATGATGCGGTTATCCGTAACGCCCTGTTGACGGCAGTAAACCGTATTACGCTGATGGATGAGAAGAGCGGCGAGTTTGAGGCTGGCGACGGCAACCAGAATATGGTTACGTTTGAAGTGTCCGAATGAATAAAGGAGGAAGACAAAATGGCACAATGTACGAGAGAGCAGGTTAATCGCTGGAACGCAAAACTGAGCAACGGGTTCCGGCTTGATCTGGAGCGCTTCATCGTATGGAATGACAAGGTGGCTACGCGCTCCATCGAATTGCCGGACGGCAAAGTGCTGAAGGCTGACATCGGATGGACTGAGGTGCGCGAGGAGCCGAGATTGGGCTGTTTCTATCAGAAGACTATCGGCATGATGCCGCGCCTTTCCCTTTCCCTGTGGACTCCGAGCAGCACGCCGGGTATGTGGTGCAGCCGTGGCCTGGGTGCCGTGGTAAAAATCACCGACAACATCTACCAGAAACGCAACTGGAACGAGCTGGCAAAGTTCACCGCTGAATGGGACGAAAAGCGCCTGCTGGAAGAAGCCAACAAGCACATGGCCGAGCTTCAGAATGATGTGGTAGCCTAAAAAGAGGCGGAGGGATTTTTCTTTCCGCCTTTTTTCTTTTTTGGTTAGCAACAAAGTAAATCATTCTGTAAATATAATAGGAGGCGATAAAAAAATGAGACAAGCACAAATGACAAGAAATGAACGGCGGTATTACCGCAAGAAGATAATCGAGCAGCGGCTGATGGGGCTGGGAGTTCTGGCCTGTTGTGCTCTGGTGCTGTGGATGTGCTCCACCGGCGTAACCGTAGAAGATCGAGACGGTACGGCGGTTGTACTGCTGGCTCCCCTGGGGCTGTGGTTGCTGTTCTCTAAGCAAATTCTGATTTACTGAGGAGATTCCAAGATGAGCGAGAGAATTTTCAATGTTTCCCGGTCTACGAAAACCGGTAAGACGGTCAATGTTGGAGACTTCCCCACGGTGGAGCAGGCGCAGGCCGCTATGCTGAGTCACTACAAGGTGACACCTAAGCGTGGGGACTTCCGGTATCGTATCTTTGAGGAGGAGCTGGAAGAGATCAACGGAGTTACGTTCCGCAAATTCTGTCTGGTTCTCAGCGGCGGAAATAAACCATACAGCAAGAGCTATACACCGGCTGAATTGAAAGCCCTGGTAGAAAGTGAGGCATAATATATGGAACGGACGGATAAGCTAAATCAACTCAGGCAATTCAATAAACCGTGGGAATATGATTGCTGTGACATAGCGGAAAAGCTGGTTGAGCTGTCAAATCTGCCGGATGACGGGCAGTTGAAAAACGAGCTGACCGATGCTCTATACTATCTCAAAGCTGTGGCGGAGAATCCTTATAACAGCGACTATCATCGTGTGCTATTCAATGTGTTGCTGGTCATCACGGGGTTTGAGTGTTTCTAAATCAGGGAGAGGGGCAATCCTCTCCTTTTTTATTTTTATGGTTAGCAATTTTTCAAAACGGTCTGTAAATATAGTGGAGGTGCTGAATATGAAAACCTGCAAAATCTGCGGATGTTCTTTCGATGAAGAAAATTTAGAAGGTGTTGTTGTCAATGAGGGCATAGACAATGAATACCATGTTTGTTGCGATTGTGTCCCGTCCGAGTGTAACAACGGACATATTATTTCCTGTGAAGCCTGCGGTTCATATTTTTCGGCGGATAAACTGCACGACGAAGAGATCGAGGGGCATTCCTTTACCGCGTGTCCGGCCTGCGGGAAAGATGTGGTAGAGGGGTTGAGCCGTGCAGAATTTGAAGATGAATACTTTCGCCCGCGATATTCTGTTGTCGTTCGTCAATTCAGCGGTTCAGTTCGTGGATATATCGTGAGCGCAAATGGTCGCCACGAGGTCATGAAGCGGCTGCTGGAAAAGCTGGACTTCAACTATGTCGCAGAGGTATCCATTGGGGAAATTCTTGTGAAGGAGGACGAGTTTTAATGTACATGAGCAAAAAGAAGTTCGATGAGATCAAGGCCAAGCATAGCACCACCATTGTGGTGGATGCTGATGTGGGCGAGGCTCTGGCTTTTGTCCAGGACTTGCTGGAGGCTGAGGCGGACGCAATCAAAAACCGCGAGCCGCACGCAACTGCATCTATCGGACGCCTGAATGAAGCCGCCTATGAAGTGTTCTCCATCTCCAACGAGATCGACGCCGAGGAATTTGATGACGGCAAATAAAAAAAAGTAGCCTCCCGGTTAGCAAAACTGGGAGGCTATCTGTAATTATAGTACAAGCACAAGCAACCAACTTTAAGGAGGATGACAAAATGAGCGCTGCTAATTTCTGTACCATGAGGGACTTCCCTTTGTTCGCCAAGGACTACTATGAGGACGCCAAGCGCTGCCCGGAATGCGGCGCAATCCTGAGCGCAGACGATACGGAATGTGAGTTCTGCGAGTGTAACGAGCTGGAAGACTACCAGTATTATGATGAGTGCGCGGCCTACGACGAGCGCCAGGAGATCGAGGACAAACTGCTGGACTTCAATCGTGGCCTGCTGTTCCATGAAGTTAAGCTCCAAAGCGGATACTATTCTGGTGTCCAATTCTATGTGGAAATCAATCACGATCTGACCGAAGATCAGGATTATTCCAACGATGACTGCCATTACTATTTTGACTGCTGTCGGAGTGTAGCCTATCGGAAGTATGCGTCGGAAGTTCGGAAGATCAACCGGAAGCTGGCCGAGTTTGCCAAGGCATATGGATTCCAGGAATATGTGTGTACTGCCAGATTTTCAAATGGTGAGGCGTGGTATCAGCTTGCCTCTAATCCCCGTGCCCGCTTGAAATCTGTCGTGGCCTAATAGATTGCCCGCCGTAAAAACGGCGGGCTTTTTATTTTAGAGGTTAGCAAAACTCGCCCTGGCTCTGTAATTATAGTGAAGCAATTCTAAACAACTTTTTGAAAGGACTTGAAGAGATGAACAACGCCAACGAGCAGAAGACCTATGTATGCAAGCGGGCCAGAATGTGCAGTTTCTTGATTGAGAAGGGTTTTACCCCTTACAAGGTAGCTCCCGACCGGGACAATCCCATGTACGATGTCTTTCTTTTCACCGCGTCGCCTGAGCTGTACCAAGCTGTGATGGAATATATCAACACCAGTTCTGAGAGGAGAGATTTGAAATGAAAATTGATTTGACTGATGCTCAGGTTTCCTTGATCATCGACGGGCTGCGTGCTTTGCAGGAAAATGCTGCATATGAAAACAAATGTACCAACGACCCGGAAATCCTCGATAGCAACAACCAAATGGCCGATGAGGTAGACGACCTGTGCGAGTATCTTAACTGTTGCGAAGAGGTTACACCGGAGGTAGCTATCTGTGTCAAGGGCGGTTTGGTGAGTTCAGTTTATGCCAATGCCAATATGGATGTCGATGTATATGATCTGGATGTTTCCGACTTCCCGGACGAAGGGGAACAGGAAGCGGCAGACCAGAAAGAGGCCGAGCTGGATGAGCTGGTCAAGTCTCCCGGCTGGCGTGCTGTTTGGTAAGAAACCATTTTTATAAGGAGGAACATATGAGCATTACTTATGATGTGTCCAAGCAGAAGGGCAGTTCCCGCTGGTACCCCCACAAGATCGAGACTCCCAAGGTGCCTGCTGGCCCGTTGGGAGATAAGAAGCAGGCGCTTCATGCCGCCGCCGAGTTGATGGGGGTGAGTTACCCCGAGTACATGGAGTTGAGGAGGAAGAAAGGATGCGCGTAAACTACACCCCTGAAGAGATCGCAGAGATGCACGACCGTAACGAAAACTTCAACGGAACACGTGCTAACTTTCCCAAGATCAAGCTCTACCAGGCCGTCAAAAGCGATCTGGTGGAGTTTATGAATATGTGCGATGACGTGCGGATGATCGACGGGTATGACCCGAACATGAAAGAGAAGCACGCCATTCTCTGGCTGGACTTCTCCCCTGCCGCTACTCTGAACAAGGAAGAAACAGCGGCTCTCACGGCCATCATGAACAAGGCCGACGGCACGGTGATTTCTGCCGTTGATGGGCACGTCCGCATTTCCTTTGATATCAACGATATCTGGGATAATTAAACAGACGGTTAGCAAAACGCAGTTCTTTTCTGTAAGTATAGTGACCGAAGAAAAAAACAAACGAGAACAAAATTTAGGAGGTACGTAAAAATGTCTGCGAATGTTGAGAGTATGTTCTATGCTGGACGCGAGAAACCCTGGCATGGCCTGGGTACTCAGGTTGAGGAAGCGCCGACCAGTGCCGATGCACTTCGGCTGGCTGGTCTGGACTGGACTGTGCAGCGCAAGCCCATTCAGGTTTGCGGCGGGCGCAAGGTGGATAACTTCTTCGCTAATGTGCGGAGCAGCGACGGTGCGGTGCTGGGCGTGGTCAGTGACCGGTATCAGGTGGTGCAGAATGCGGAGGCATTTGCGTTCACCGACGCTCTGATTGGCGGAGAGGGTCAGGTTCACTATGAGACGGCGGGAAGCCTTATGGGTGGCCGGAAGATTTGGCTGCTGGCAAAACTGCCCGATACGGAGATCGGCGGCGATAAGAGCCGTATCTGTGCTTCTCCAACACCCACGACGGCAGCGGCGCTATCCGCGTGTGTATGACGCCTATCCGGGTGGTTTGCAACAACACTCTGAACATCGCACTGAACGGCGCAAAGCGTGCGTGGTCTGTCCGGCATACCGGCGACATTCAGGCCAAGCTCCAGGAGGCGCGGATGTGTCTGGACATGGCGAATAAGTACATGGACAAGCTGGCTGTGTACGCCGACCAGATGGCGAACAAGACCGTCACCGATGAGCAGATCGCCAAAATTCTGGACGAGATGTTCCCGGCCACGGAGGATATGAGCGAGCGTGAAAAGCGGAACGCGACGAAAGCCCGTGAAGAGTACATGATCTGCTATTTTGCGCCGGACATTCTCAAGTTCAAGGGGACTGCCTGGGGCGCACTGAACGCGATGAGCGACATGGTTGGGCATACCGCTCCCCGCCGCATGACCTCCAACTACCAGGAGAACAACTGGGGCCGGATCATGGACGGCCACGCCATGATGGACAAGATGGCTTCCCTGCTGGCAGGGGTTGGCGCACGATAAGAACAGAACAAGACGGGATGGAGAAATTTATCCCGTCTCTTTTTTTTGGTTAGCAAAATTACAGAACGATTTGTAAATACAGTGTGGAGGTGAGTATATGAAACGCATAAGCCAAAAGCGACGGCTGATGGTCGTTAAATATCAGAACCAGAGAGATGTTGACCGGCTGGATACCTGTTTGAAAATGTGCTGTCTCCCTCATGTAATTTTCAAAGAGTATGAATTTGTCGGTGGCGGCGCTCTTTGGAAAATCTACATTGATCGTGGGAGCCTCACTTGGGAGCAGGTTATGGCCGAGGTCAATAGAGTCCATGCTACCAAATTCGAGTTCATTAACGATGGCTCATATATTCAAGACGGGAGGCTCTATACTCCCTTAGTTATTCAAAAGTGAGGTGTGTTTATGTTACGGCCTGGACGTTACAAATCCGAGCATGATGGCAATGTCTTTCAAGCCTATCGGTATGTCATGGAAGTCAAGGAGACCGCGAAGTCCTATATCTTCAAGCTGCTGGAAGTTGAGAACCGATACGCCGACGATCATATCGAAATCATGTTTGGTGGCAAGAAGCGGATTGTTCTTCCCAAGGATAAGCCTTGCCGTCATGCAATGCGAGTGTGGAGTGACCACGACTTTACGATTTACCCCTTCCAAGCCGGCGTCCCGTTCTACTTCGAGAAGGAGGATGTGGCATGAAAATCCCCAAGTATGTTTATGAGCTGGTGGAGTTGGGGCGGTTACGTCCCGCTCCTTTGGATGAGCAGGCCAATTCGAGTATTGCAGGCCAGGGTGAATATGGATATATGTTCCGAGTCTATCGGAAGAGTAACAGTCAATCCGGCGGAGTGTTTGTTGCCGAGGTGGAACGTATTACAGCCTGGGCGCGACGGGAGTACGCGGAATCCAACATTCATACATACCGCTGGTACACTGATAAAGAGCACCGTAAACCTTACTATAAACGGGATTATGCACTGGTGACGATCACTGACCCAGTTGCACAGCAGCTGGAAAAGTTGATTGCTTTGGTTAGCAAGAAACACTAACGGTCTGTAAATGTAGTGAGGAGGTGGTCAATGTGTTTCGAGTTATCATCGCCGGAGGGCGAGACTTTGATGACTACCAGCTTTTGAAAGCGACCATGGATAAACTGCTTTGCAATATTACGGATGAGATCACCGTTGTTTGTGGACAGGCTAAGGGCGCTGATACGCTGGGTGAACAGTATGCCATGGAAAAGGGATACGCCATTGACTATTATCCCGCCCAGTGGAAATTATACGGCAAGCGAGCTGGACACCTACGCAATGAGCAGATGGCACAGAACGCCGACGCTCTGGCCGCATTCTGGAACGGTGAAAGTCGTGGCACCAAGCACATGATCGAGCTTGCCAAGAGGTACGGTTTGAAAGTGCGGGTCAAGCGATATTAAGGAGACAGAGATATGTTAGTCATTAAGAAAATATGCGATTACACAATTCCGATATTTGGGAATAAGAGAGTTCTCCCCTATGCAAAGCTACTTGTTTCTGATGGTATTACAGAAAAGTTAAGGCCGATCATAGATGATGGCGGAAGACAGTACATCACGTTCAACCGAAAGAGATACTACATCAAGAATGCTGGGAACCTCTATTCTCCCCACTATGTTTTTGCCGATGAACGGAACCCCTGATTGGATAGCCCGAGTGGAACCGTTAAGATTTGAGTATAAGGAGGTAGCAGTATGAAGATTACGGTTGCTGTCATAACCCCACAGGATTACGAAAAATTCAATGCCGTCGGAATGAACGCCGAGGCGTGTCTGGCAGACCGTGTAAAGCTGATATGCCAGGATGACGCCGGACACGTGGCAGAGTCCTTCATGAAACAGGATGAGTTCGACCGGCTGGGGCTGACCTATATCGAACAGCACGCAAAGCTGGAATACTCTGAGATCTGCGACGAGTGGTTTATGAAGTGTTCTCAAAATTCCTGGTACAACGACCTGGAACACAATCCTGAGAAAGTCATCAAGGTTATGTTTGTCGGCATCGAAGACGGAACAGGCCGAGAGGTTTATCGGGGTGCCGAGACACAGCGTTACTATCTGCGTGAGGTATACGCCCGCCAGCTTTTTGCCAAGTGGTATGTGTGTGGAGAGCGCCGGGTATGGGAAGATGGTAGAGAGCCAAGACCCAACCTGGTTTTCCAGCTGGGAGATCAGACGGAGAAGGTTGTATATGACGACTGGAACGGCGTTGCTGCCTACAAGGATCAGTTCAACAAAAACTTCCGAGAAAAGGTTAGCAAATAGTAGTTTCATTCTGAAAATGTAGTGGTCTGGGAGGCTCCACTATAAAAAGCCTCACCCCATAAAGTGAGGTGGCTGATATGGAAATCCTCTTTGGGCTTGTCATCGTGGCCGTGAAGCTGATTTTGGAACACGTGGCCGTGAGGCACGCCAACAAATACTCCGATACCGTTGTTCGTAGATGCAACAAAAATGAAAGTGAGGAAGAAAGATGAGTTTGATGGAGAAGTTCTCCGCCGTCGAGATCAAGGCGGACAACAGAATTTCCGAGGATGACAAGGCGTTTTGTCTCCGCCAGCAGGAAGCCTTTGATAAGGCTGGGCCGGCGCTCCAGAAGGTTGCTGAGGCGATGGCCGCAGCCAAGGCAGAGCAGGCTGGAATCCTGACCGCAGACGAAGACTTTATTGACCGGTATGTGGGCGGTGATTGCGACGTAGACGGTGTTTACGACACCATGAAGAAGAGAAACCGCACATTCATTTCAACTGTCGTCAATTATTTTAGCCGCAAGTACAGTGTTGAGCTGAACGAGCACGAGATTGAGGAGCATCTCATTCCCACCGGCCCGAAGGAGCCGAATTTGCCCTGGGGTGGATACAGAAGCATGAGCGAAGACGAGATCGCCTCTTATCGGCAGGAGCTGGACGCCTATAAGGTCGAAAAGAATAAGTTTGAACAGTCCTTGCGTACTCTCCCTCTCCGGTATGAACAGGTCGTGGATGAGATCTTTGTGCAGCTGGGCGGATTCTCATTCCAGGAGCGAGCCATGAATGAGTTTCTCCGGTTGTGCTGGGATACGTCTCATCACAGAAACTGGCGTTCTGATCAGTATGAGGAAGAGTTCGAGATCAAGAACGATGTGCTCCGTCTGACTGGATCGTGGGTATATTGTGATGAAAACAAGTGGATGAGCAACCCTGTCCCCGAGTATAAGCCCAGCCAGTCCTTGACGACTATTCTGGATGCGCTGGTGCATTACGAGGTTGGAAAGTTCAAGGGTGGCGCACAGTGGTTCCCGGAGCTTTTCAAGTACGATACCAAGGAAAACCAGTTTGAGATCGCGTACATGAGCAAGATCAAAAATATCAAGCTGTTCAAAAATGGCCGTGTGGATATCAAGTTCCGCAGTGCCGCTTTTGTTCAGGAGTTTGTGGAACAGTATTTGAGGAGGAATCCGGCATGAAGCTGACAAAGAAGCAGCTCTCCGCCCTACAACGGATTGTAGGGCGGGAGCAGACCCGATATGACGAAATCCAGTCGGAGGCTCTGGCTGGTGTTCATCCCAGCGAGAAGCATTTTGCCATAACAGATGGAACTATGGTGGTGCTGTTTGCGGAACAGCCCGAGGGAATCCCCGTAGGTGATCGGACGGAAACGTATGATAAATACGTTCAGGACTATCTCAAGGACGCGAACGCTTCGTTGGTTGTTTCGCCGCCCACTGTGGATGATTGCAAAAAGATCATCCGTAAGTGGAGAGGTATGAAGAATTTGGGGAATCCTCTTTTCCCGAAGATTACCGTTACCACCAAGGACGAGAACGATGCTCCTATGACGAGTTACTTCGACGCCTATCGCTATCTGGACATTTTGGAGGCTGTTGGGCCGTATCGTAACATCTATATGGGGAGCAGCGACACAATACGGACTCCGTATCCGTGCTTGCTGGTGTATAAGCGGTGCGGGCGTGACGAGCAAGATAGTGTCAACTGGGATGAGCCGGCATTTCTGCTGCCGTGCCGTCCTTGACAGGAGGATGATGTTATGAGTTTTGAAGACGCACTTGAAAAGCTCTTGTCTCTGGGCATCTATAAATGTCTCGCAGAACGAGTTTTGAGAACTGTTTGCAAAACAGGAAGAAGCATGGACGTTATGGTAGGGAACGAGAATTATCGTATCAATGCGGTATATTCGGGTGAGAAACGCGAGGATACGAAATTCTGGGGACTTGCTACAAGCAACTATACTTTCGATGTGGGGAGAGTTTGACATGACCAGACGGAAAGTGATTTTCTGGAACGATCTGAATGACAGCTACATCGTTTCCGAGGAATATAACGGCGACAAGGCTGAAATGGAACGCTTCGGCCTTGGAGCCTGCGACCATACTTGGCCTGAGTTTATGGAGGCTATGAGCAGTGTGAGCAACCTGGCGGACTTCCTCAAGGTGATCTCCTACATCACTGCCAGTTACCATGCTACTGTCAATGGCGTACCTCTCCCGGAGCAGGCCAATAACCTGCCTGGGTCACGGCTGAATGTCGTCCATAGCCATAAGGAGCTGTATAACTTGGTTGGCGACATGGATGAGGTATGGGAGGTCAAGCGGAATATCTCTGGCGCTCATCTGCTGGACGTATCCACCATCGCTCCCAAGCCCAAGCAGGTCTGGGACGGAAAGGAAGTCATAGATGAAGATGACTTTGACTACGCCACTGCAAAGCCCGGTGACTTTGTGACTCAGGCTGTAGTGGACAATGCAATGGATTGTCTGCCGCCTGTTTGTATGAGTGCCCAGTGCTCCCAGATGGGCGAGCCGTACTCCAGCAAGCTGGATGAAAAGGCTGGCAAATGGAGAGACACCTACACCACCTTCCGTAAGGTCGGCGGAGAATGGCCGAATGGTATTTGGGAATACTGCGGTCACTGCTTCCGAGGTGAAACAGTGGAACGGGGCAAAGAAATGGCTCATATCCAAAATCTTCTCGCTACTGTTGAGAGATAAGGTTAGCATCCGTCGTCTCCAACCTGTAATTAAGGCGGGAGACGAAAATTTTGGAGGTGTTCATTTTGAAACGGTTCAAGGTGCAAACCGCAGACGGTCACACTTTGTTGCTTTACTATCCCACCCAAGAGAAAGCCCAGGAGAGCTACCCGGACGCCACAATTACGGAACATACCGATCAATCTCATGTGGAGTACATTGAGCGGATGCTTGCTGCCGCCGACGATTGTAAAACGGCGGAACGCAAAGGTTCTACCGTTTATCTTCTCAGGTTTAATACTTCGGCGGGTATCTGCTTGGCAATGCTTTCCAGAGATATCAGCGACGGAATGTGGTACGACTTGTGCCAGTATCAGTTCTGGAAGTCCGGGGCGCTGATTGCTCCAATCACGAAGACCCTATCTAATCCGGCTGCGTTTTGCAAACAGTTTCTTTTCCCGAAATCGGAATATGAAGTGCTTTGCGCAGGCGGCAAGCTACCCAAGCCGGAAGAAATCAGAGGCGTTAGGAAATTCGCTTCTGTCTCTTTTGAGGGAATATGTCAGTGCCAGCTATTCCTGAAAGATGACGACTTATATATCAAGCACAACGACTATTTTTCGGAAACTCGCTCCATCGGAAAGATTGATCCGCGCACCAACATGGAGGAACGGGTACTGTATATTTGCCACGCATGGCTGAGGATTACCAATTTTGTACCATTGGTAAAACTCCTGAACGACGTAGAGATTTCCGCTACTGTTTGGCCTATGCTTCGGGACTTCCATCAATGGCCGGTGGGCGAATATAACATGGAGTGGAACCGATTTTTGGAGGGTGTAGCGAGGGCTACAAGAAACTATCTGAGCAAAGAGGAGGCAGGTTATGGAACAGAGAACCTGTAACATCATCATGTGCTGCAAGGGGCATTGCAAACTCGCGGGTGAAAATGCTCCGCCGTTGGAGGCTATCGCTGTATACATGAGCGCTGAGTGCGCTTGCCCGAAGGAAGACTACACCGGAAAGCTGATGGAGACGATTTTGAGAGAGGCGCTGTTTGATTATATGGCAGGCGCGGACAAGCCTGGATATGAGCTGCGCCAGCTTCTTCAGCAATATGCCACACACGACCCCGATCTTTCGGAGCGTATCTACACCCTATTCCAGTTAGCCCGAGTGAGAGACGATAACGGGTATATCAATGGGTTTACGGATGAACTGCTCCGGCAAAGTGAGATTGATCTTGGAACCTCCAGAGACAGTATGCCCTGTCTTTTGGATGAAAAGAAGATCGTCAACTATCCTTGTTCTCGCGCCTGCCCGCTTTTTGGAGACTGCGTTACAAAGTGGTATCAGGTAAGAAAAAGAGCCTGACCGGTTAGCAAGTCTCCTTTTCTCTCTGTAATAGAAGTGAGGGGCGCGGTTCTGAGAGGGCTCCGCACAAAAGCCTCTCTCCAGAAAAAAAGAAAGAGCAGGTGAAAGAATGAAGTATCAATACCTTAACGAACCGATCCCCCAGGAATCCCGACAGGAGCTGAACGACAAGATCCTCTATTTGGTGGATCAGGATTTGGCCGAACAGTCTGGAATCTCCCGCGAGGATATCTATAATGCCTATACCGGAGACGGTGGATTGCATGGCCTGAAACGCTCTGACTTTGCCAACTATCATGAGTATGCGGAGGCTAAGAAGGAGATCGAGAACGGTCAGTTCTTTACGCCTCCCGCTCTTTGCCAGTTTATCATGGAGGCGCTGTCCCCTGCTATGGACGAAACGGTAGCAGACCTCACCTCTGGCATCGCCAACTTCTGTAACTTCATGCCGTTGGAGGCAAACTTCTACGGCTGTGAGTTGGATATCAAGTCCCACAAAGTAGCGCACTACCTTTACCCCACCGCTAATCTGGAACACCGTGATATCCGTTTCTATCAGCCGGATATGCGGTTTGACTATGTGGTGGGCAACCCTCCGTTCAATCTGAAATGGGAGACGGAGGATGGCGAGATCATTTCTCAGATGTACTACTGTTTGAAAGCGGCGAAGCTGCTGAAGCCTCTGGGCATTATGGCGATTGTGGTACCGGCGTCTTTCCTGGCTGACGAATATTTGGACGGCGCAAAAATTTCCGAACTGGCAAAATATTTCTCTTTCCTGGGTCAGGTATCCATCCAGAAGGATGCGTTCAAATCTCTTGGCGTGGATAGCTACGCTACCAAGATACTCTTTTGGCAGAAGAAGCTGGACGCTGCCGACAAGGGAGAACCTTATGCTCTGAACAGCGCCAACTGGTTCAATCTGACCGACATGAATAATGCGGCAGGACTGCTTGAGATCGTCCGTAAGGAAATCGTTGCCCCGGCCAGAGAGCGGATGCGGAGCAATAGCGCCCGTGTTAAACTGGCGTCGATGGGCGGAAGCGATAATGCGTTCGAGTATGAAGTGCGGAAGCTGATGTTCCATATCAAGTCCAACCCCAAACTGATAGACAAATATGCCAAGTGTCAGGAATACCTCTACAAGTTCCGCCATCAGGAACAGCCCAAGGACATGAAGTATGAGGAATGGGCAAAAATTCGTATCACAGAAGCTAAGGTATTGGCCTATCTTCGTCGTGTTATCAAGTCTCAGCATAAGAAGCCCAGTCAAGATGTGGTACGGCTGGTCAAGGAGGATGGTGGCCTGATTTACAAAGGGTACAGCAAAAAGGCGCGGAATAGCATGAGCGATGGCATGAAGCAGCTCGTCCCCTTCTATGCCCTTGCCTCTGGACAGGCGGATGATGTAGGTTTTGAGCAGTATGCCTGCCTTATTCGTCGCAAGCAGCGCGACTATGAGCGAGAGACGAAACCCTTTGCCGAGATGGAACAGGACACCGGGATTGCTCAGTTTCTGGATGACTTCACCGTTTACGACAATGAGAACGAAGAGTGGATTCATCTTAATGATACCCAGAAGCACGACCTGAACCTTGTTCTTCAGAAACACTATCATCTGTTACAGTGGGAACAGGGCGGCGGCAAGACACTGGCCGGCATCTCCACAGGCCGGTATCGGATGGAACGTCAGGGCGCTCGTAACGTTTGGGTAGTGTCCACTGCTATCTCCATCAAGAACAACTGGGATCTGGTGTTCAAAAACTATGGCATGACCAACTACCGGATGATAAAGTGCCTCGCCGATCTCGACAAAGTACAGGATGGGGAGTTCGTTATCATCACCCTGAATATGCTTACCAAGTACCGTAAGCAGATCAAGCGCCATATCAAAATGCGGAACCAGAACGTGTGCTTGGTATTCGATGAGTCCGACGAGATGACCAACCCGGATAGCAAGCGCACAAAGGCTGTGCTGGATTGTTTTCGGAGAGTGCGGTTTAAGCTGGAAATGACCGGCACTGTCACCCGGAACAACATCTCGGAATGTGCGCCTCAGCTTGAGCTGCTTTATAACAACTCTTACAATATGCTCTCCTGGGCAGAAGATCTGTATTGCTATGAGAAGGATGACTGTGAGGAATATCTGAACTGTTCAAGTAATCCTTACTACGGTCAGCCCTTCCCTGCTTATAAAGCTGGATACAGTCTGTTCGCTGAATCCCATCTGCCTGAGCGGATCACCGTTTTCGGAGTGGGTAAGAAAACCCAGGACATTTACAATGCGGATGTCCTGAACAAGCTCCTCTCTTACTCGGTCATCACCCGGACTTTCGCGGAGATCACCGGCAAAGAGATACGTAGACTTCATCAAACCCCAGTTTCATTCGCTCCTGCAGAGCGTGAAGTCTATCAAAAGGCCATGGAAGAGTTTTTCTCCATGCGCCAGCGGTACTTCGCCCTTACCGGGAATAGCCGCAAGGATAGCATGATGGCGCTGATCCAGCAGATTACTTTGTTGCTCCGTATCTCTGCTGCACCCAACACCGTGGAGGAATACGACAGCCCGAATACGCCGGTCAAAATTCGGAAGGTTTGTGACATGGTAGGCGAATGGAAGGATGAGACTGTAGTTATTGGTGTCCGCCATAAGAACGTGGTGGAAGCATACGCTAATGAAATCCGCAGAAGATTCCCGGATCGGAAACTGTTTGTCGTGACCGGCTCTACCACCACTCTGGCCGGACGTCGAAAGCTGAAAAACACTCTGAAAGAAAGCGGAAACGGCATTCTCCTTTGTACCCAGCAGTGCCTCCCCTCCTCTGTCAACTTTGAGTTCGTCAACAAAGTTATCATCCCGGAGCTGCATTACAACAATGCACGGATGAGCCAGTTCTATATGCGGTTTGTTCGCTTTACCTCTACGGACTGGAAAGACATCTACTTTGTTACTTACTCTGGAAGCATTGAGTCCAACCAGATGCAAATGGTGCTCGCCAAAGAGAAACTGAACCTTTTCATGAAGGGGCAGGACGTAGATCTGGATGAGGTGTATGACCGCTTTGGCGTGGATTATGACCTGATGAGCCTGCTGATGTCTCGTGAGGCAGACGAGGACGGAAACTTCAAAATCTCTTGGGGAGAGCAGAAGATCAGCTAATAATAAAACCGCCCTCTTCGGAGGGCGGTTCATTTAGGCCATGTACTTACTGCGGAATATACGAAGCATTCCGTTTTCCCATGCCGTTTTGACATGGCTTCTGCACCATTTTGTGTATCGGTCGAATTGAAGTGCTGCCGCTTGATTGGACAGCCCGTATGTTGCCTTGATCTCAGAAGCGGAACGGATACCCATTTCACGCAGGATAGGAAGCGGAGCAAGTAAATTCCAGGCGAAGTAGTCTGCCTCGCTCTCGAACTGGTCATAGAAGCCCCTTTGCTCATTGTAGGCGATTTCGGCTTCCTCTATGACTTCCAGATGACCTATATAGATATGGCCGATCTCATGCGCCAAAGTCCACCGGATACGGCCAGCGTTCATTTCAGCATTGTAGAGAATAAGATAACGGTTTGTATCTGGATCGTAGTGCGTCGCTCCAGAATTGCTTTTGCATAGAACGGCAACGTCTTGGACAGTGCATCCAGTGACTTCGGCCATTTCCTGATACGACAAAATGCGACAGCTTTTGGGGATGCACTGCAAGAGCAATTCAGGTTGGATAGGATAGGATACAGAATCCATGTCTTGGTAAAGCTCCAAGACCTTACGCTGTACAAAAACACTCCTCACTATTTTGCCCTCCTTTCGCTACACGGAGACATCATGGGTGCATATTATAACTTATTCCGTGTCCAATAAAACGGACTTCTTCTGCTGCGGATCATTCTCATCGGAAAAAGCGTAGTCAAATCCGATTTTCAAAATGCCCATCATGCGGTTTCTATCCTGCTCAGTCATGCGTTCTCTGGCTCGCTGGAGGGTAATATAGTCGGGGTCGCCAAGCATGGTATCGGCAGTAGAGCGCACATTAGAAGCGCCTACCAGGTAGTCAATGGAGACATGGAAATACTCGGCGATCTTGGAGATTTTATCAATAGTTGGAGAGGTAGAGCTTTTCCACCTTCCAATGGAATACTGGCTCATACCAAGTTCGGATTCCAGTTTGTTGATTGTGATGTTATTTTCAGCACACAATTCTTTAATCCTTGTAAAAATGACGGAGTCCATAACACAACCTCCAAACAGAGAATTTGAATGTCACGATTTTTTTCGTGGAAAGCACTTGACAGCACGAAAGTAAGCTGGTATAGTAAATACCAGACACGAACATATTCGTGAATTTAAGTACATCATATCACACGTTTTCAGTTTAGTCAACCTAATACTTATTTGGAGGCGCGTAAAAATGCACATCGTAAACAGTATGGCAGCAAACTTCGGCAAATATGATTTGGATGTCAGCGCCGTGGGGATGCGGAGTATCAGCGAGACGGACATTAAGCTCCCGTACACTGGTGTCCTCCCCGTACAGATGTCAGCGTCCTCTGGTGCCTATGTCTACCTCAACGTCCAGCTGGCTCAAGGCGCACGCCTGGTTCTGGTTGCGCATGGGAAGGGCAAGGATATCAAGCGTCCTCTCGAAGCGTCCAGTGAAGAGATTATCGCTTTGCTGGATGGTTTTTTCAAGCAAAACCAAGACGCTACCGGCCTTGCTCAGTATTGGCTCGGCGTGTGGCAAGCTCATTATACGGAATGGAGAAAGATCGTGACCGGCCCGGATCGGCTGTTGACAATCCTCTCTTCCCTGTCCGTAACGGATCGTGAGTTCCTGTGTAAGCATATGATGGACGTGCCGGCGACAGAGTGAGGTGAAGCGGATGTCCCCGAAAATTTCGCAAATAATTTTCTTGTTTGCTATTGACAATCTCAGCTACGTATGGTAAGATAGCGACATAGAAAATGATTTGAACGGATTGGAGAGGGGAATATGATCCGTAACAAATTCTTTGAAGACCCGGACGGCGGCTATGCTAAGGTAGGCGTCAAGAAAAACTTTGATATCGCCTGGAAAAAGGTTCTGGCCTATGAAGAGCAGACAGGCCAATCACTGGACAATGGCTTTACTAAGGAACAGTATGTGTCCATGTTCAACTCCATGAGGGTTCGTCATACCAGCATTTTCTTCAACTATAAAAGCCATGTGATGAGCTATGTGCGATACCTGATTGCTAATGGCGTGCTGCCGGCAGAACAGGAAAGCATTTTGGCCTCCGTCACTGTGGACGACCTGAAAATCAACGAGACCAGCGGAGTGCAATACTACAAGAACTTGGGTATGCTCCACCAGGCAATCCAGGATTCCATCAAAGTGTCCGAGTGCTACGATGAAACCTTGTTTGACCTGCCCGCTGTAATTCTTTACTTGGCTTGGTTTGGATTGACCGAAGAGCAGATCATCAATTTCCCCAAGGAAGATGTGCTTGATGACGGCGTGATGATAAACGGTGAGAAGATCGAGATGCCGTTTGAAATCTTGCAGATATTCAAGCGTCTGAGGGATGCAGAGGGATACTACCAGCAGGCCAGAGGCGTAATCTTCCGTGCCTATGTCTATTCAGATAACCTGATTCGGACGGAGCGGAACAGCAAGATCAACGTCTCTAAGATGCAGGGTCTGGTAAATCGTCTGAATACCCTGATGGGCGGTGCCTACTCGCTACGGTACAACGTAATACACCAGTCCGGTATATTCTACCGTGCTCATCTGCTGGAATGCGAGAGTACCCAGTTCAATCTGGAAGACCCGGAGTTCGCGTCTAAGGTGCTCTGCGAGGATTTGTCCAGCAAGGTCAAGCACACAGCCCGGATCAGAGACTACAAGCTCTACAAGCAACTATTCTACTAAATGGCTTCGGCCATTTAGTTCTTGGATAGCAACAAAGAAAATTATTCTGTAAGAGGAGTGAAAGCAATGAGATTCCGTAAAAACGCCGTCCCCGTACCTGTCACCCGCGATCTCCTGCAGGAAAAGCAGACTGAGGTTGCTCGTCTGGCTCGTCAGGCAAGCGAGGCGGTAGACATCGTTACCAGAACAATGAATGAGCTGGAGGGTATCAACCAGCAGATCGACAACGACCTGGCTGAGATCGACGCCTATTCCAAGGAACTGGCCGCGACACGCGCCACCATGTCCCAGCAGCGGAAGAACAATACCGCTATCATCGCCAACTTCGCAAAGCTCCTGGATACCAGTCCCGCAGAGAGCGTAAGTGAGTAATTCATTCGGTTGACCAACCGGAGTATGAGGCGCTAACAGCAATTTTACAACTATCAAACTTTTACTTTGACTCAATGCGTCTCGTTGAAAAGCGTGGAGGGGTAATCCTAACTGGTAAGGAAGCAGTTTGCTAAACTGTTAGTAATCCGAAAGGGTGTGTGGGTTCGAGTCCCATCCCCTCCGCCAAGCCGCAATAGCGGCGAACTCTTTATCACCTCCTCTCTCTGACGGCGGGAAAGACCGCTGACGGCCCGGAAAGACGGGCGACATGGGAGCGTCCGGTGGCAGCTCATAACGTGTAATCGACGGTGGACACGCACAGCAATTTTACCTTGAAAGTCTGCAAAACTTTTGCTTACGGTTCGACTCCGTAGCTCCTAAAAAACCGTCATCAATCTATAAGGAGGGTCGTGTGTGTCATGAAGAAGTTCCTGGCTATCGTTCTGTGATTCAAAGTGATCAGCGGCAGCGGCGTCCAGCGCCGGGTATGTGGAGGAAGCCATGAATAGAATACGAGACAAGCCCTAAGTCATCTTCGGATGACAGTACAGTGATAAATGCGACGACGAATGAACAGTAACGAATTGGGGCACTAACAGCAACCATCAACATTACCTGCTTTGGAAATGAGAATGTGTCCCGCACACGTGGCAAAGAGCCATTTTACGGATATAGCGGTTTCTGGGAGGTTTCCGTATTCGTATGCGTACAGAGCAACGCAGACAGCAATGAAAAAGCCTCCCGCTATGCAAGGATAGCTCAGTTGGTAGAGCACCAGTATAAAAAATGCGTAACGTTCCCCTCCCCCAGTTGCGCTAACAGCTATGTAAAAAGGGAACTGATTGTCGTGGGTTCGAGTCCCACTCCTTGCAACAAGCTACTTAGTGTAGTCACAAAAAAGGAGGTGCGACAGACTAATGTTGAATATGGGTTTGCTTGTCTGTTGTTCCTTGCCGTATGTCATTATCTCGACCCCGATAATTTACAGTACGGTGAAAACCTGGTTCGCCGCCAGCCATAATAGTGCGGGAAGCCGAACCGATCGGTATAACTGTTTGCCGTATTATACGGCTGGGTTTGAGTAGAAAATGCACATAAGAGGGGTCATGCAAAATAGCCCCGCTACGGCGGGGCGTACGCCAGGGTAGCTCAGTCGGACAGAGCGCGTACTAATGCGTGTCTTGTTGAGACGCTTACAGCAACTTTCTATGGACTGTTAATCCCGTGGTCGTGGGTTCGAGTCCCACCCCTGGCACAAGCAGAAGCCGCCCCTGCTAATGGGCGGATAGGCATAGGGCTTTGGGATCGTTTATGTCTATGCTGACGGTAAACGCCAGATATTCAACCCAAATATCTTGAACTGGGTTGTGACGGCTCGGAAAGACGAGCTTCATGCGGCAGTGGTGAAGTGGTCAACACAGCAGCCCTATTACAATGCGAAACGAGGAGTTTCGCTAACAGCAATGTTCAAGGAAGCCAAGCTGCCATTCGTAGGTTCGAGTCCTACCTGCCGCTCCATTTCTCTGGGCATAAACAGCAACAGTAAATAAAAAGTGTGTCCTGGGTATCTCAATATAGGAGGTAAGAGATAATGAGTAACTTTATGGATGGAATCAAGAGCACGCTGAATAACGAGTGCAATGTCTCTGTCACCGAGAACGGTGCAGTCGGCTTCCGCACTACCGGCAAGGCTCTCCTGGATCTCAATTTCGCTGTGGCATCTCTCCGTAGCGCCAGCGAGCACGACATCTCTCAGCGCTTCACTAAGGCGTTCTTCGAGGACAAGTTGATGGCAATGAAATGGCTCTTTTATGCTCGTGATGTCCGTGGTGGCCTGGGTGAGCGCCGGCTGTTCCGTGCCTGCATGGTGCCTCTGGCGAAGGAGTTTCCCGAGTACGTCGCCCCTGTGGTGGCACTGGTGCCTGAGTACGGTCGTTGGGACGATCTGTGGTGTCTGCTGGATACGCCTGCGTGTGACTGCGTGACCGGTCTGGTCAAAGGGCAGCTTTATGACGACACCCAAAATGCGGCAGAGGGCAAGTCTATTTCTCTTCTGGCAAAGTGGATGCCTCGCTGTAAGACTTCTTCCAAGCAGACCCGGCATTATGCCCAGATCTTGCGGAAGGCTGTCGGCATGACCGAGCGCCAGTATCAGCATACCCTCGCCAATCTCTCCCGTTACCTGCTTGTTGTGGAGCAGCAGATGACCGCCAAGCAGTGGGAGGAAATCGACTATCAGCGTGTTCCCTCTCGTGCCAACCTGCAGTACAACAGCGCTTTCCTCCGTCACGACGAGGATCGCCGACGTGCATTCCTGGGTGCTGTGGAGAAAGGCGAGGCCAAGATCAACGCTTCTGTTCTCTTCCCGCATGACATCGTACATCGGTACGGTTATGCCGACAGCACCGACACCAATCTGGAAGTGCTGTGGAAGAACCTCCCCGATACGGTGCAGGGCTGTGGTAACACCATCGTGGTGGCCGACGGTTCTGGTAGTATGAGAGTGAGAGTCGGCAACACTGATGTGTCTGCGCTGGAAGTAGCAAACTCTCTGGCGATCTACTTCGCCGAACGTTCTTCCGGTCAGTTCAAGGATCAGTACATCACCTTCTCTGAACATCCTCAACTGGTCGATTTGAGCAGAGGCAAGAACCTTCGTGAGAAACTGCGGATCGCGGCTACCCATAACGAGGTTGCCAACACCAACATCGAGGCCGTATTCGACCTGATCCTCACTACGGCGATCAACAAGCACATGGATCAGAGCAATCTTCCCGCGAACATCCTTATCATCTCTGATATGGAGTTCGATGGTTGTGCAACCACCGGCGCAATCTCCCGTGATAGGTGGGGATATAGCAGAGTGGTCACTCCTACTCCCCGCCTGTTTGAGGTAATCGCCCAGCAGTATGCGGAAGCCGGGTATCAGATCCCCCGTCTGGTATTCTGGAATGTCAACTCCCGTAGCGGCACCATTCCTGTTAAGGAGAACAATCTGGGCGTTGCGTTGGTCAGCGGTTTCTCCCCCAATATCGCCAAGATGGTGATGAGCGGCCAGACTGATCCTTATGACTGCCTGTTGGAGGCCATCAACGCGGAGCGGTATCAGCAGGTGGACGATGCCCTTCGTCCTATTATCTCCGCATAAGCAACAAAGTAAACCATTAAGGAGGCTCAGAACGATAGAGTAGCAAGTAGCTGTCTACGCTCTGAGCCTCCTTTATCAAAGGAGTGAAATACGTGGTATATCTCGACAATGCTGCCAATGCTCCGGTTTTCCCGGAGGTTCTGGAAGCTATGCTCCCTTGGCTCCGACCCGATCATGTAGGCAACCCCGGAAGCCTCCATACCCAAGGTGTCAAAGCTCGTGAAGCTGTTGAAAATGCCCGCCGCCAGGTCGCCAAAATGATTGGTGCCGATCCCTCAGAGGTGTTCTTTACCTCTGGTGGCACAGAGTCGAACAATGCGTGGTTGCAAAACTTTGGCGGCGACTTGATTTTAACAACTGCTCTGGAACACGATTCGGTTCTGGAACCTATGTCTGCGCACTGTCATCGCCATTATATCAAAGTCCACAAAGATGGTAGCATAGATCTAAATGACCTGGAACGTTTTTTATCGGATGCCCATACTGCTGAGTCTAACTATTTACCTCGTGATGGACGTTCGACGGCTGTTTCTATCATGTGGGTAAATAATGAGCTGGGCACTGTCAATCCTATGAAAGAAATCGGAACCCTTTGCAAAAGGTATCATGCCGTATTCCATGCCGATGCTGTGCAGGCGGCAGGCCATGTGAATATGAACGTGAAGGACTGCGGAATTGACTTCTGCTCTATGTCCGGTCATAAGTTCGGTGCTCCTCTGGGTGTTGGTGTGCTTTATATCAGCAATTCTATCCGCAAATCCCCGTGGATTATCGGTGGAGGCCAGGAAAACGGAATGCGTGGTGGTACCGAGAACGTTCCGGGAATTGTAGGAATCGGCAAAGCAGCAGAAATCGTTACTGAACGCCTCCAGAACTGGAAGCTACGGTGGGGATTGCTCAGAGATACATTCTTAACTGATTTGGGGTTAAGAATGCCTGGGGAGTTCTATATCAACGGTGATAACGAGGACTATTCTTCTAACATCATCAGCCTGACCATCCCTGGTGTCAACAGTGAATCTCTGCTTCTTCTGTTGGATCAGCTGGATATCTACCTTTCTGCTGGTTCTGCGTGCAGTGCTGCCAGTGCTAAATCCTCCCACGTTTTGCGTGGCATTGGAATGTCTGATGAAGATGCGGCCTGCACTGTGCGTATCTCAATGGGATTCGATACCACTGTTGATGATATGCGAGAAGCAGCAGAGACTATTGCGGAGGTCTCTTATAAGCTGAAATCTATGTATTCTTAATTAGCAACAAAGTAAATTAACAAGGAGTGAATATAATGTACTGTGCCTATGTTACCAGGATTCATAATCTGAGGAAGCATACCAACGCCGACCGGCTGCTCTGTGGCGAATGCTTCGGCAATACGGTGATTGTGGATCTCGGCACCGACCCCGATCAGCTGGGCGTGTACTTCCCTACCGATGGCAAACTCGGTTTGGAGTTCGCACAGAAGAATGACCTGCTGCGGCGCAAGGATGAGAACGGTGCTCCGGCTGGCGGATACCTTGACCCGGAGAAGCGGAATATTAAGGCTCTCAAGCTCCGGGGCGAGAAGAGCGACGGCCTGTTCCTCCCTCTCTCCTGTTTGGCTTCTTTTACCGATATCAAGAAGCTTCAAGAGGGTGACACGATCTCTGTGTTGAACGGCATCACTATCTGCGAGAAGTACGTACCCGCCGTCAAACGTTCCTTCGGTAGTGGGGGGGGTGGTAATCGTGTTCGTAAGCGTTCTGATCCTATCTCCCCGCTCTTCCAAGAACACGCTGACACGGAGCAGTTGGCCTACAACCTCTCCGCATTCCATGCCGGAGATCTGGTAGAAGTTACCCTGAAAATGCACGGAACTTCTCAGCGTACCGGCTATCTGCCTGTATTGCAGGGCTACAAATATCGGAACGGTATGGAAAAGCGGCTCTATGAGAGTCGCAAGACCCCGAACGTGATTCGTTCCAAGATCAAGCGGGTACCCATCTATGACTGGGGCTACGTTACCGGAACCCGCCGTGTGGTTCTGGATACCTTCGATGAGGGAGGTTTCTACGGCAATAACGCTTTCCGCGAGAAACACGCCAAGGTCTTTGAAGGGAAGCTCCACAAGGGAGAGACGGTCTACTACGAGGTTGTTGGATTCACTGACGATGGTGCGCCCATCATGAATCCCGGAAACAACTCTAAGCTGAACGACAAGGAGTTTACCAAACAGTACGGTAAAACCACCACATTCAGCTATGGCTGTGCTCCCGATGGCAAGGAACATCCCAAGTCCGATCTTTTTGTTTACCGCATGACGATGACCAACGAAGACGGCGATGTAGTGGAGTATCCACCCGACTTTATGCGCTATCGTTGCGAACAGATGGGCGTCAAATACGTCCAGGTGTTTTGCCGCACTATCATCCCGGACTTCTACCAGCTCTCCGACGATGTTGGATCTCCGCAGGCAGTGAACGCCGGCGAGTATGTGAAGAAGCTGGCTGAGGATTTCTACGACGGCCCCGATCCTGTCGGTCATACCCATGTCCGGGAAGGTGTTGTGTGCCGCATTGTCAACCGTCCCAAGTTCGCCGCCTATAAGCATAAAAACTTTGCGTTCAAGGCGCTGGAGGGGCTGATCAAAGACACCGCCGCCGCGCCTGATATGGAAGAAGCTCAGGATGTTGGAGAACAGAATGGATGAAAAGTCGTTCTTGACTTTATCAACAACTTCAAAGCTGGGCAGATATGGAGCAGTTCGACTCAAGCCTATACCGGAGAATGATCCGGGATTGTATCAAAAAGGAGCGATATGACGATGACGACTTTGATCCAGAATGAGCAGAAGCGCCAGAAGATTATGGCGCGGATGCGGGAACATCTGGTGCCCGTCTTGGAGCATTGCAGGGGAGGCTGGGTTGGCCTCTTCCTGCAAGGTTCTCAGAATTATAACCTTGACTATGAGGGTAGCGATATTGACACCAAGGCAATCATGTTGCCCAGCTTTTCCGATTTCGTGTTGAACGCCAAACCTCTCAGCACTACCCACATTATGGAGAATAACGAACACGTGGATTTCAAAGACATCCGCCTCATGTTTGACTGTATCAAGAAGCAGAATGTCAACTTTGTTGAGATCCTGTTCACCCCTTACTCCATCATCAACCCGGAGTATGCCGACCTTTTCCAGCCTGTTCTGGACGCTCGTGAAGAGATTGCCCGATACAACAACTACGCCGGGATGAACTGCATTATGGGTATGGCTCTGGAAAAGCAAAAGGCAATGGAGCACCCCTACCCTGCCACAATGGACAAGATTGAGGCATTTGGGTATGACCCGAAGCAGCTTCACCATGCTCTGCGGCTGCGGGAGTTTATGACCCGTTACGAAGCCGGCGAGCCTTACGCTGACTGTCTTATCAGTAACCAGTGTGATTATCTCAAAGAGGTGAAGCGCGGTTGCTACTCTTTGAAAGAAGCACGGGCACTGATGAGCACTGCAATTCAATCTATGACCGAAGACAAAAAGCGCTATATGGATACGGTGCCTGTTTCGATCAACCAGCACGCCAATGAGGTACTGCAAAAGGCTACCGTTGAAATTCTCAAACGATCCTTCTTAAAGGAAATCCAAGGAGGAGAATGAGATGCCGATGTTTTACATGATGGTTGGCCTTCCTGGTAGCGGGAAGTCATTCACTGCCGAAAGCATCCCTAACGCCGTCGTCCACTCCAGCGATGCGATCCGTGCCGAAGTTCTTGGTGACGAGAACGACCAAACCCAACAGGACTTGGTTTTCCAAACCCTTCACAAAAGGGTTTTGCAGGATCTGGTGGATGGCAAGGATGTGGTGTACGACGCAACCAATATCAACTACAAGCGCCGTATCGGATTCCTTGATCGTGTCCGAGCGCTCCACAAACATGATTTGCGCACAGTATGTCTTTTCATGGCGACGCCCTATGAGGTGTGTTTGGAGCGCAACAATAATCGGGAACGTTCTGTCCCGGAGTCTGTAATCCAAAAGATGTACTTCAAATTCGATGTTCCCATGATGGCGGAGGGTTGGGATGAAATCAGGATCGTGGGTGACGAAGATCGCCACGACCAGATTGATACCCTTATGCTTCGTCTCTCCAAGCTGGAACATGATAACCCGCACCATGAGTACACGGTTGGTCAGCACTCTATGACGGCATGGCAGTATCTGATCAGCCACTATAAAGGTGCCGATGCTGCTCTGCTCCGCGCCACGCTGTTGCACGATATTGGCAAAGAGAAGACTAAAGTATTTCATGACATCAAAGGCAACCCCACTGAGATCGCCCACTTCTATCATCATGAGCGTGTAGGAGCTTATGACAGCTTCTGCTATACCGGCGATCTCAGTCCTAACCAGCGCCTTACTGTGGCGCTGCTGATCCGCTGGCATATGTGGCCGTATGCGGTTGAAAAGTCAGATAATCCGAGTAAGACGGTTAGCAAAATCAAACGTCTGCTTGGTAATGATATCTGGAACCAGGTCATGGTGTTGAACGCCTGTGACCGCAATGCACACTGAATAGGAGGAAATAACTATGATTCCCGACATGATCCACACTCCCTACATCGCTCCCCGCATCTCTGTTATGGCACCCCCCCCGGTAACTGCTGAACGGTTCGTTGATGAGCTTCTGAGCGGCCTGTGTATGCCGGACGGCGGCTTTGTTGCCCATCTCGCTCCCAGCGGAGATCCTTTCTCCAACGGTTGGAATGCGGCAATGAAGCTCCAAGCCAGTCAGCCTGCTTCTCGCCATCTGCCGATGCCCGTCAATGTGATCTTCCACAACCCGGCTACCATCGTGTTCTGGGATGACGGTGATAAGACGGTTGTGAAATGCCAGCCCGGTGATACATTCAGCGCCGAAGCCGGCCTGACTGCTGCCATGCTGAAGAAGTACATGGGCAACGACAATACTTTCAACAAGGTCATCAACGAGTGGCTGGCTCGTGCCAGCTATGCCAGCGTCCCTGCTCTGCCGGAGGCCACAGAGTAACCAATGGACGGTATCATCCTACTGCTTTTGGCTCTGGTGCTGATTTATACGGTAGGATCGGGCGGCGATGACGACAATCATTGGAACCGGGGAGGTGGGTGCTTTGCATAGCAGAGAAGAGTTGGAAGAGATGCAGCGCCTGCCTCTCCAACGCAAAATCCAGATCACTACTGCTCGTATTATCGAGTGGTATCAGCACTACGATGGGAAGGTCTATGTGGCATTTAGCGGTGGTAAGGATTCTACCGTACTACTCGATATTGTGCGGCGGATCTACCCCGATGTGCCTGCTGTTTTCTCTGATACCGGGCTTGAGTTCCCGGAAGTCAGAGAATTTGTTAAGAGCTGTGAAAACGTTACGATTGTCCGGCCTGAGATGAACTTCCGTAAAGTCATTGAGGTGTACGGATATCCCGTTGTCTCGAAGCGTGTAGCTGACACTGTGGAATATGGGCATAAGCCTGGTTCTTTCAGATGGAAAGAACTACATGGAGAGATCATGCGGAGCAACGGAACGCCATCAGAGTTCAACTGTGAAAAATGGTGCTATCTATTGGATGCCCCATTCAAGGTTTCTTCTCGGTGCTGTACAATCATGAAGAAGCAGCCTATGAAGAAATACTCCAAGGAAACTGGTCGAGTACCTATTATTGCAACTATGGCAAACGAGAGCAGATCTCGGCGTGCCACATGGTTGCGTATGGGATGTAATGCTTTTTCCGGTAAGAAGCCCAGCTCCCAACCCATGTCTTTTTGGACTGAGGAAGATGTGCTGGAATACCTCTATACTTACCAAGTCCCCTATGCTTCAGTTTATGGCGAGATCGTCAGAACTGATGGGGGGGGGGTGGACGACGACAGGCGAAAAGCGTACTGGCTGTGTCTTTTGTGCCTTTGGCGCTCACCTTGAAAAAGCTCCAAACCGTTTCCAGCGTCTAAAAATCACGCACCCAAAGCTCTGGGATTACTGCATGAGGCCGTGGGAAGAACATGGTTTGGGTATGCGGCAAGTCCTTGAGTATATTGGTATTCCGGTAGAATAATACAAATAAAAAAGGAGTGCCTTATGATTGATGTAATGGAAAACATCAAAAAACTCTCCGCCGCTTTGGATGCGGAAACTGCAAGCCTACATCCTTCCGGCAAGCTGCTTCTGCTTGGTTCTCAGGATAGCGTGTTCCTGAAAGCCATCAAGCGTAAGGCAGACCAGCTTGGTATCAACTGTGATCATACGTCCAACCCTCTCCCTCCCTATCGAGGGATTGTTGTGGATAGTGAAACAGTGTCGTTCAACTCTATTCTCGATCCTGATGTGGATATTGACCACTCTTATTCTCCCGGAATGTCGGCGGTCTCTCAAGCAGTCATGGATTTGCTAATTGAGTCTGGATTGGTATGGGAGAAAGATATTACCATCGTAGGCCGAGGGCACGCCGTTAAAGAACTGGCGAAGTATTTGGACTTTAACAACGCGACGGTTACAGTAGCACATTCCAAAACAAAAAGCCTGTTGCAAGCTACGCAGAACCGGGATGTGGTGATTTACGCAACTCCGATTATCACGCAGGATATTTCCTACAATACCCGCGATCTGGTTATTGACCTGGGAAACAGCGTCCCGCATCCTGACCGGCTTAATTGCCCCTATGTAAATCGGATCGGACAGCTTACCGTAAGTATATTGCTGAACCGTTTTGCAAAGAAGGAGTCGGTATGGATCTGAAATTCAACACAGTATATTTTACCCAAAAACCTATTCCGCTGCCCCATGCGATTTTTAAGGGCGGCGAAAATAATTCAAATTTAGAAAGGAGCTAATACCAATCCCGGTAAACCGGGTTTCTACAAGATTGATATGGAACGACGATTTTTTAATAGGCGGTGAGAAAATGGAAGAGCGTACTTATTTGAGCGGCACCAGTTTGGCCGGTATGTCCCCTACCCGCTCTCGTGTGGAGAACGACTACTATGCTACTCCGTTCGAGGCGACAGAAGCCATCCTTAGCCGAGAAGAGCTACACGGCTCCATTTTGGAGCCTGCGGCTGGCGAAGGGCATATCGGTAAGGTGCTTCGGGAACATTATCCCAACAGTCAAATTATCTCTACTGATCTGGTTCAGAGAGATGATAGATTCAGATGTGGTATTGTTGGTGGGGTGGATTTCCTCACTGAGAATTACCCCGAAAAATTCAATAACGTCATCACGAACCCTCCGTTCTCTTTGGCGAAAGAGTTCGCTGAGAAAGCTCTGGAGGTATCTACTGGCAAGGTAATCCTGTTCGCCAAAATTCAGTTTCTCGAAGGACAGCAACGCAAAGATTTCTTTGCCGCCCATCCTCCGAAAGCCGTGTATGTGTTTTCAAAACGTGTCAATCCTTTGAGAAACGGATTGGAAGTTGACGAAAATGGTAAGCCCTGGTCAAGTACCATGTGCTTCGCTTGGTTCGTATGGGAACATGGCTATACCGGCGAACCTTGCATTCGTTGGATTTAATTTGTGACAAAGTAAATTAAGAGGTGCAGCTATGAAGATGGATAAGGTTGCCGGCAGCGGCAACGACGAGTTCTATACACCGGAGTATGCGATTACCCCGTTGTACAAGTATCTCCCACCCCCCCCCGTGACAATTTGGTGCCCGTTTGACACTGAGGATAGTTTGTTTGTAAAGCTCTTTCGGCAACGTGGCTATACCGTAATCGCAACACATATTGCAAACGGTCAGGATTTTTTCGCTATTGATCCGCCGAAGTGCGACTACATCATCAGTAACCCTCCGTACTCCCTCAAAGGTGAAGTGTTTGAGCGGCTGTTCCAGTTGAATATACCCTTTGCTATGTTAGTAGGGGTCGTCGGACTCTTCGAGAGTCAGAAACGTTTTGAGATGTTCCGTGAGCATGATTTTGAAATCATGTATCTCAATCGGCGCGTATCTTACTTTAAGAATTACACTGACCAAAAGCCGTCTCTAAACCCACCGTTCAGCAGCGTCTATGTATGTAAAGGGATGTTGCCTAAACAGATTATCTTTGAAGAAATTCAAAAAACCTCATAATAGCAACAAAGAAAATTATTGACTTTATGGAGACAGTATGATAGAATAAAAGCAGTTCGAGGGAGATTGTAAATCCCTCAACCTTCCATTTAGCAACAAAGAAAACCAACACAGGAGGAATTAACTTGGATTACCGAACTGCCCTTTTCTGCGAGTTCGATCGTTACGCCGCAGAAAGCTATTGCGCCGTTCATGGTGTTGATCCCACCCTTAACATCGGAGATATTACCAAAGCCGATGAGAAGGTTGTGCCGGATTTCAATGTCATGTTCGGTGGAAGTCCGTGTCAGGATTTCAGCATAGCGGGCAAACAGGGGGGGGCTGCATGGACTTGTAAGCATTGCGGCCACGTATATAATCCCCTGGAAGCTCACTATGATCAACGCGACCATTGTCCTAAGTGCGGATCAACTGAAATCGAGAAGACCCGCTCTTCCTTACTGGTCGAATGGCTGCGTTTCCTAAGAGAAAAGAAGCCTCGCTTCGCTATCTACGAGAACGTTAAAAATATTACCGGTTCTCGCTTCTATGCCACTTTTAACCTCTTTGTCAAAGAGCTGGAAGACTACGGTTACAACGTTTACTGGCAGGTTCTGAATGCAAAACACTACGGAATCCCCCAGAATCGTGAGCGTGTTTACTGTGTCATCATTCGTAAGGATTTAGATAATGGGAAGTTTAAGTTCCCGTCTCCTATCCCTTTGAAAAAAGCGCTGGTAGATATGCTGGAGGATAAGGTTGACGAGCGATACTACCTACCTGATGACAAGGTAGCTGCCATGATAACCCCCCCCGTTCAGACAAATCAGTAACACCGTCCGCACCAGCGGAAGAGGTTCCACAGACCACCACTGCTGGGACTTGCTCACTTGCCGGTGTGAAGCTGAGTAAGAAAGGCACCCAGTTTGAAGGATACTGTGAGACGGCCTTGACTTTGCTGGCCCGTGACTATAAGGGCTTTGGAAATCAGCAAATGACAGGAGTTATGGAGCAACATGGTACAAAAGAAAATTCTGAGATATGAACGGACTCCTTATGCTAAACAAATTCGTAAGGATTATGAGCGTGGAATTGTGAAAGAACGGCGATGTAATATGCGTCAGTATTCAGTCAGAACCGATGACTGTACCAATACTATCTCAACCGTTCAGAAAGACAATTATCTTTTGGAGTGGAATGATGAAAGGGCATAATACGATTATCCCCGCTGCAATTCGTGGAAGATATGCGGGGGGGGTAAGATAATACAGCGTTTGGAAGTTCGCCCTAATATGTGTACCAACACTTTGACGGGTGTTCAAAAAGACAATGTATTGATAGAGATAAATGAAAGCGAGGAAGCCAATGTGAAAATCGTATGTGAGCGTCGATGCGATGAAGGTGTGCGTTTTTTCAAAGATAATGTCTGCGGCACCATTCGCACCATTGATGGGGGGGGGGACAAGAGAGTGATTGAAAGTAATCCTATCAATCTTGGAAACGTAAATCCTTCTGGTCATGGAATAAACGGGAGCGTTTATGATTCTTGTGGGGTATGCCCTACCCTAACAACCAATAAGGGCGAAGGGACAAAAGTGAAAACACATTTCCGTGTCCGTAAACTTACACAAAAGGAATGCTGGCGCTTGATGGGCTTCTCTGACGAAGACTTCTATAAAGCCCAAGCAGCCATGAACCAGAATTTATACGGTGGCAAGGATCGTAGCGGTTCCCAGCTTTATAAACAAGCGGGAAACTCTATTGTAGTCGATGTACTTTGTGCCATCATGAAAGAGCTGTACGAAGCTATGCCCTATCTCTTTGATGATATGGCGGTAGGATCTTTTTTCTCCGGCATCGGTGCATTTGAAAAAGCACTCTCTACCTTTGATATTTCCGACGATAGCAACAAATTAAATTATTCTCCCAAGAGTGATGAACTGAAGCAGCTGGGATTTATCAACGATTACAATGGAGACGCCAATCGTGTATATGATGGCGAAACCATTGCACGTGCTTTGAAAGCCGAAGCGGGGGGGGCGGAGCCAAGACCGGATGGTATAAAGTATGACGCATAAAGTAATTACCCCCCCCATCTGTGAGAATCGTTTTATCGGTTTGGTTGATCCGCAAGGGCGTAAAACGAAACAATGCAAAATCATACAAGTCTGTCCAACGCTCCGCGCACAAATGCACGGGAACCCGCCATGTGCGATATATGAGGTAAAGCAAAATGAGCGAGACAATCAGAATCAAGCAAGCAACAAGGCAGGGCTTCATTGAGTGTGCTGTGGGGGGGGTAGCAGATTTATCTTACCCGTCCAGTAAAACTCGAAGAGGTCGAGTTCAGGAAGGTGGTTGGATTTGTCCAACTATCACTGCAACAGAAACCGGCATTTGTCGGATAGAAAGAGGTGATTCATATGAGCATTGCGTTGAGAAACCGCCGTGAAGCATATGACCAGATCGAACCGAAGCGTCCTAATCGTAAGGCTATGATTTTGGATATTCTGACCAGCGGTGATCCTGGCGGTATGACTGCTGATGAGATTGGCGAGAAGCTGGTCTCTGAGGGTAAAATCCCCACCAACAGTCCGAACTTCACACGGCCTCGTCTGACAGAGATGAAAGCCGAGGGCAAGGTTATGATCGTCGGCAGGCGTCCTGGCAAGTCTGGGTGCAATACGGCAGTCTGGAAGGTGAAGCGCTGATGTATGGCGAATACACCTGTCTGGACTGCGGCAAAACCTTTGACGATCCAAAGCGATGGGAAGAACGCCATGGGTTAGATTCTCCGCCCTATGAGGATTTCAGCGGTTGTCCTTACTGTGGCGGAGCTTATACCCGTACTATCCTTTGCGATGCCTGCGGAGAACCGATAGTTGGCGATTATGTCAAAATCCAAACAACTGGTGACTGCTATTGTGATGAATGCTTCATGATGAAGTCGCTGGGTGAAGATGATTCATGAGAAGAGGTCGTGAAATGAAAACCTCAGTCAAACGGCGTGCGAAAAACTGCATACGGGGAGCGGTTTTATTGGCCTGTTTCATTGCCGTCTGGTATGTGGCCTCGTGCTTCACTCAACCGCTGTTTATCCCCGCCCCTGCTGCCGTCTGGGAAGCAATCGTCGGGTTGGCAGAGACAGGCCAGTTACAAAAAGGACTTGCCTACTCTTTCCTGCGGATTACTGGCGCGTCTGCTCTTTCTATGCTGGTAGCAATTCCCCTCTCCCTTCTAATTTATGGCGTGAAGCCTATCAAGGAAACTATCATGCCGGTTGTTTCCTTCTTACGGTATGTTCCCGTAACCGCATTTTCTCCGCTCCTGATCCTATGGTTTGGGATTGGGGAGCAGATGAAAATTTCGTTCCTATTTATTGCAACGTTTGTTTACTTGCTGCCGTCGATCCTGCTTTGCTTTGACGACGTACCGCAAGATCTGATGGATACGGGCAAGACAATCGGAATGACCAGTTGGGAGACAATCAAAGAAATCTTGCTCCCCGCATCGCTCCCTTCAATATTCAGTACGTTCCTGATGATGTATGGCATTGGCTGGACATACTGCGCCGTGGTAGAAGCAACCAACGCTAAGTATGGCTTGGGCTTCATCATCAATGTAAGTTCTGCCAGAGGCCGTACCGCCGTGGTGTTCGGAGCAATCATCGTAATCATGTTGTTCAGCTTCGTTTTTGACAAGCTGGGGAACTTGCTGATCCGAAAGATATTCCAGTGGAGGTACTGCGATGATCAAGTTGAATGATCTGGCTATTGGGTACAACGGCGAAGCAATTCTGGAACACATCGACCAGGAATTTGACGACGGTTTGATTTACGGCATTTTGGCGAAGTCTGGTGCCGGTAAGACGACCCTCCTCAAAACCATTGCCGGCCTTCTTCGCCCCGTTCATGGTAAGGTTATCATTGATGGCACTACCTAGTGTACATGATGCACCAGCGCTATTCCAACTTCGGCTGGCTTTCCTGCACAGAGAATGTGCTGATTGCCCAACGGGACAAAAAACTCCGTAATCGCAATGACGCTATCAAGGTACTTGCAGCGGTTGGGTTAGAGCAGTATGCAGATAAATGGCCGTCTCAGCTCTCAGGTGGTATGCAGCAGCGCCTTGCGTTGGCAAGAACGCTGTATGTCAAGCCGAGATACCTGCTTATGGATGAACCGTTATCCGCTTTGGACGACAAGACCCGTAGCAAAATGCAGCGTTTGATTTTGGATATCCATGCTGAGACAGGCAACACAATCATTATGGTAACGCACAGCCAGGACGAGGCGTTCAAAATGTGCGATAAAATAATTAAATTTGAAACGAGAGGAGCTGTAACAAACCATGGCAGGTTTATTTGAACGCATGGGGCTGGTTCGTACCGAATACGAAGGTATGCCTGAAATCCCCATGCAACCCGTATCCGAGCCTATGTACGCGCCTGAGACGCCGGTAATTGACGCTGCTCAGGTGTCCTATGATGATGTGATCGCATCCATCTATCAGCAGGGCGATATCGACGACGAGAACTCGATCTTTAAGATCAAGGCGTATATCGACATTCTGCCCCAGGACATGACTAAGGCTAAGAAACAGGCGTCCATCGCCGGCATTCTCAGTGTCAACGGGATCAATGTGGATGATCTCATTGAGGACGGTCTGAAGCGTGGTCGCGTCTTGGACACTGCCGAGGATAGTATCAGGGCAGAAAACGACGCACTGATTGCTGAGACCGAGGCGGACATCGAACACCTGAAGTCTCTGATCGAGCAGGCGGAAGCCAGAATTGAGGACTCCAAACAGAAGACCTCTGATTCCAGCACCGCCATCCAGAAGGAAAAAGAAGCTATCAGTCAACTCTTGGAGTTTGCGAACGGCGTTGCCGGTAAGGAAGGAGCACAGTAATGGGCGTTGTGATTGGAGCGGTAGCGGTTGTATTTGTGCTCGCCCTGATCATCTTCCCCGGCGTCCGGGGTAAGCTGAAAGTCCTCGTTGGAGGGTTCCTCAACATCTTTGTGGAGGATATCGCCAAGACACCCGAGGGTGCCAAGGCTGTCTTCCAGCAAGCTATTGAGGAAGTGCAGGAGCGCTACAACAAGGCCGGTGATACCCTGAATCGGTTTGTGGGCGAGCAGTCCTCCGTCCAGAAGAACCTCAACAAGCTGTATGGAGAACTGAAGGACGTTGAATCAAAGTGTGAGTCTCTGGTCAGATCTGGCAATATGGCCGATGCTGCCATCTTTTCAACCAGGCGTGAGGAAATCCTGTTTGAAATCTCCCAGAAAGAGGGATACCTGCGAGAGCTTGAACCCATGGTAAAAGAGGCTCAGACCGTTTATGAAGCGTACGACAAGAAGCTCCGCGAGCTGAAAAAGCAGAGCCGTATGACTGTCGAGGAAATGAAACTCCGTGGCAATATGAAGGATCTCTTGGGCGATCTGGACGAGCTGCGCCGTGACTCTGCCACTGATAAGCTCTTGGGTAGTGTCCGGGATGGCGCGGAGGATCTTCGCAAAGAGGTTGATGGTGCGATTGTCGTTCACGCAAGCCGTACCACCACCAAAATGTCAATGGCTGAGAAAAATGCGGCGAAAGCTCAGTCGGATGCTTACCTGCAGTCTCTCGCCACAAAGTATAGCGGGAAGCCGGCTATACAGGCTCCACGGTCTGGCGTCACCTTCGACGCTCCTAAATCCAAAGTGAAAGAGGAAAGGAAGTAACTTACCATGAAGAGAATGAAACTCACTACCGCTGGCCGTGTGGTGATCTTCGTCATCGTGCTGGCGCTCCTCGCCGGTATCGGCGGCTTCGGCTATAACTACTACAAGAACAACATCGCAGACGACAAGCCCATCAGTTCGGGCACTCAGTCTGGCAGCACGTCCCAGAAGCCCACAACAAAGCCCTCCGCCGGCAAGACGGACACCTCTGATCCCGTGATTAACCTGTCTCTGGATGAGTGGGTAGGCTGGAAGCCTATTATCGACGCCAACCAGGGCTTGACCACGCAACCCGGTTCAATTTTCGACCAGCTGGGCATTAAGGTCAACATCAATATCATCAATGACGCAACCGCCAGCAGCAACGCTCTGATTACCGGAGAGCTGAATGCTGCGGGTTATACCACCAACCGTACCGCGTTCCTATCTGGTAAGTTCCAGGAGGCCGGATTGGATGTGGTAATGCCGGTATTCACTAACTACTCCGCTGGCGGTGACGGCATTATTGCTAAGTCCGGTATCAATACCGTAAATGATCTGCTTGGTAAGAAGATTGGCGTTCCCAGATTCAGCGAAGCCCAGACGCTTGTGGCATGGTTTGTTAATAAGAGCGACCTGTCCGATGCTGACAAGCAGTCTATCATTGATAACATGATCCTCTTTGACGATGCGTCTGAGACGGGTGAGGCATTCTTCGCCGGCCAGCTGGACGTGGCAGCGACTTGGCAGCCCTACCTGTCTTATGCAACCGAAAACAGCGGTGCGCACATCATGTTCTCTACCACCGCCTCTAAGAGTCTGATTATGGACGGTATCGTATTCCGTTCCGACTTTGCCCAGGCACACCCCGACGTTGTGACCGCCTTTATTGATGGTATCTTCCAAGCCAACGCAATGTATACCACTGAATTTGACTACATCCGCTCTGTCATGCCTATGTTCGCCGGCGTTTCTGACGAGGAAATTAAGGCTCAGTGCGGCGACGCCGAAATGATGGGCTACGCCGAGAATAAGGAAGTGCTGGACTCCACTGCTCCTTCTGTCTACTTCGATATGTGTGATATCTGGGAGTCTTTGGGCGAGACGGTCAATCGCAAGGCGGCTATGACGCTCTTTGATAACCAGTATCTGCTTCCTCTGGCAAGCAAGTATTCTTCTACCTCTGCCTCTACCAGCAAGCCCGTTGAGCTGACCGAGGAGCAGAAGCAGGAAATCGTCAATTATGAGGCGCTGCTGAGCAAATCCATGACCGTTGAGTTTGTGGCTGATACCGCTCAGTTCAAGAACCCCGAAGAGGCATACGCCATCATGGATGAGTTCGTCTCTATCGCCAATACTCTGGATGGCGCGATTATCCAGGTAGAGGGTAATATCAATGCCCGCAATTACTCCGACTCTGGGCAGGCGCTGTCTGCTGAACGTGCAAAGGCCGTCGCCAAGTATTTCATCGCTTGCGGTATTGATCCGAACCGTCTGATTACGGTCGGCAATGGCAACACGAAGATGGTTGCAGATCCCGGCTCTGCCGATGCCTACCTGAACCGTAGAACCGACGTGTTCTTCAAGATCATCGAAGAGTAATTCTGCGCCTTACGAGGAGGGGCATTTTCCCCTCCTCGGGGCACCAACATAATAAAGGAGTGGTCAATATGGATGTAGTGAATGTAGAAAGCGCAAATTTGGACGATTTGAAAAAACGGTTCGTTGAAATTTGCGCTACTATCAATCGTCCGGGTATGGAAGATCTGATGGCGTGGTTGGAACGTTCTGACTTCTATACTGCGCCGGCAAGCACGCGCTTCCACGGCAACTATACTGGCGGGCTGCTGGAGCATAGCCTCAATGTGTACGACAAGCTCTCTGGGTTTGTGGCTCGCTATCCTGAACTGGAGATCTCACCGGAGACGGTGGCGGTCACTGCGTTGTTCCACGACCTGACGAAGGTAAACTACTACACCGTCAGCTCTCGGAACGTCAAGGATGATGTTACGGGCGCATGGCATAAGGAGCCGTTCTACAAAACGGAAGATCGTCTCCCGCTTGGTCATGGCGAGAAATCTGTCATTATCCTGCAGAGCTTCATCAAGCTCACACGTGACGAAATTTTTGCAATCCGCTGGCATATGGGTAGCTTTGATTGTGCAGTCAAAGGCGGGGATTACGGTATGGGCAATGCTTTCGAGACTTGCCCGCTGGCAGTTATGACGCATTTGGCTGATATGGAAGCTACCTATCTTGTTGAGTGTTTAGCAGCAAAGTAAATCAACGGAGGCTAACATGGAAAAAAGTGTTTTTCAAATTCTGAACGAGTACGACATCACGGAACACCTCAAGAAGAAAGACAAGATCGTCTATCTGCCCTGGTCTAAGGCATGGATGATCGTGAAATCTCTCTTCCCCAGCGCCAAGTTTACCATCAACAAGGCTGCTGACGGCTGCATCTATCATACGGACGGAAAGACCGCCTGGGTGGAGGTGTCTATCACTATCAACGACCAGACTGAAACGGAGTCTTTGGCTGTTATGGACTTCCGTAACAAGTCTATTCCCATCGACACGATCACCTCTGCCGATGCAGAGAAGTCTATCAAGCGCTGCTTGGTCAAGTGTGCTGCTCTGCACGGCCTGGGTCTGTCTCTTTGGACGGGTGAGGAGCTGTCCAGCGCCGCTCGCAAGAAGAAGGAAGACGATCTGGACGATGTGAAACAGGAGATCCTGAGCGTTGTTGCCGGAAAGCTGGAAGCCGGTGTGTCCAAAGACACCATCTACAAGGCTATCGAAAGTGTTGCCGGTGTGAAGAACCCCAACGCTATCAAGGATATCGCAACGGCTCAGAAAGTCGTTGAGCAGATCAAGAAACTGGAGGTAAAGCACAATGCTTAATAAGGTAATCATCATGGGTCGTCTTACCCGCGATCCTGAGATCAAGAAGGTAAACAATGACATCTCCGTGTGCAGCTTTTCTATCGCCTGCGACCGCGACATCGTGAACAAGCAGAACAATGAGCGCGAGACGGACTTCTTCGATGTGACTGCGTGGCGCTCTACGGCGGATTTTGTTGGCAAGTATTTTGGCAAGGGGCGCATGATCGTTGTTGTCGGTCGGCTGCAGAAGCGCAACTACACCGATAAGGACGGCAACAAGCGTTCTGCCGTAGACATCATTGCCGAGAACGTCTATTTCGGCGATTCCAAGAAGGACGGCGAGACTTCTGACAACGCCTCTGCCTCCACCACCGGATATGCTACCGCTCCTTCTCAGAACAGCGACTTCGCAAATGTCGGTGAGGAAGATGGAAAGCTGCCCTTCTGATGGATAATTCTTTTCTCCTGGACGCTATGGACTGGTCATACTCCCGCGTTAGCAGTTTTGATCAGTGCCCGCGTATGTTTGACCTTACTTACCTCCAGTGCATGGATCGCGTGGACAACGCTTTTGCTCAATGGGGTTCACTGGCGCACTCGCTTTTAGAGCGATATTTTCGTCAGCAGGTCGAGCTGTGGGATTTATCCGGCCTCTATGAGAAGGAATACGCAAGAGCAGTTACAGAACGGTTTCCATTTCCCCGGCTGGAAGACAGCTACTATGAGCGCGGTATGGAATACTTCGATAATTTCGGTGGACAACTGGGAGACGAAGAAGAAGTGCTTGCGGTCGAAGACCGGTATACCTCCACACTGGGCGGCAGACCGGTGGTGGGTGTCATAGACCTGGTGCCTCGTAATAGGTCTGGGCTGATCGTTTGCGATCACAAAAGCCGGGGCAAATGGAAATCCAGAGAGGAACGCCGCAAATATCTCCGCCAACTGAACTTGTATGCAGTACGGGTCAAAGAGGTCTACGGTGAGTGGCCGCGTGAACTTTGGTTCAACAAGTTCCGCGAAGGTATCTTGGACAGAGAGCCATTCAACATCGTAACTGCTCAGGAGGACATAGACTGGTTCCTGCGTTCCATTGACGACATCTATAAGGCAAGGAATTTTCCTGCCAAACCTGACCGTTTCTTTTGTGACTACCTATGTTCTGTGCGTGAGCATTGCGAGCATTCCAGCCAATATGTTACGGAGGAATATAAGTGATGGAAAAGATCAAGGTAATTTTCCTCGACGTTGATGGTGTGCTCAACAGTGATCGTACAGTCCGCAAAACCCAAGGCGGCTATACGTTTGTTGACAACAGGCAAATGAAGAACCTGAAGCACATCATTAACATGACAGGAGCTAAGGTCGTTCTTTCCAGTGATTGGAGATACGACCGAGACGACCCGAGATACAACGGAGACTATCTGGAACTGGAAGCAGAGCTGTTGAAATACGGGATTCGTCTTTACGGCTTTACGCCGGAGCTGCCATCCTGTCACAGAGGTATGGAAATTGACTGCTGGCTAAAAGAACATAGCGAGGTCGGAGACTTCGTAATTCTGGACGACCGGGCAGATATCGAGCCGAACAAAGATCACTGGGTTCAGACGGTAATGCGCCGAGGACTCGGTGTTGAGGAGGCCGAGAGTGCTATCCACATCTTGAACGGCAAATGAAAGACGGATTTCATTCGGATAAGACCCGTCCACATGAAGTGGGCGGGCTTACCGAAGAACTGAGGTGATTTTACCCGTGCAGATTGATAGAGAAGCAATTTTGCAGGCCAAAGAAAAGCTCGGAGATCGTAACGCTCAGATTATCGTCGAAGAGCTGGGGATTACCGATTTCGATGAGAAAAACATGAAGTGTTGCTGCCCCTTCCATCAGGAGGATCACGCTTCCTTCATTTACAACAAGAAAGCATTCAACTTTCGTTGTTTCGGTAGTTGTGGCCGTAGCTACGACATTCTGGACGTTTTCATGTATAAAGGCGCGACTTATGCCGAAGCCTGTAAGAAACTTTTCGAGCTTGCCGAAATGCCCTACTCTTTCGGAGAGCTGGGCGTAAAAACCAAACGGCATTATAGATATCCCCACGAGGTTCCCTGCACTGATAAATCCAAAGTGTACGCATATTTTGAGCAGCGCAAGATCAGTCGTGAGACGCTGGATGCTCTTGATGTGCGGCAGGACTCCGAGGGAAACGCGGTATTCAATTACTACGACACGAACGATGTGTTGACGATGGTGAAATACAAACCGTCGTATAAAGTCCAGCATGGTCAAGCAAAGTGCTGGTGCCAGCAAAACTCTGATACGGCTCCGTTGTTGTTCAACATGAACCGCATCAACGTTAATTCTCCCCTTCTGATCTGTGAGGGCGAGCCGGATTGCCTTAGTGCGGTTGAGGCAGGATTCAAAAATGCTGTTTCCGTTCCTCTGGGCAGTTCAAATCTCCACTGGATCGACGAAAATCTGGAATGGCTTGATCAGTTTGAGAGCATTATCATTTGCGCCGACAACGATGACGCCGGCGTGAAAATGCAGAAAGAGTGCGTTCCCCGGCTGGGTAGCTGGCGAACAAAGGTCGTAGACATCCCAGCAATCCCCATTGGAAATACCGGACGGGTAACAAAAGACCTGAATGAGATCCTTTACGTTTGCGGCAAAGACAAAGTGTTGGAGCTGATCTTGGACGCTAAGGACTCCCCTGTTCCTTCCGTAGCCGACCTTTCTGATGTCGAGCCGACCGAGTATGAGGATGTTGACGGTGTGACTACCGGGCTGAAAGCCATTGATGATGAGCTGATGCGGCTCTTTTTCGGAACGCTTACTATTGTGAGTGGTCAGCCCGGATCTGGTAAGAGTAGTCTTCTTACTCAGCTCGCGTGCAATTCTCTCGATAATGACATCGGTACGTGGCTTTTCAGCGGCGAACTTCCCAACGGTGTAGAAAAGTCCTGGTTCAACTACATTTTCGCCGGCCCCCGCAATATCACAGATGCTATCTCTCGTCGGGGCAATCCTTACAAGAAGATTTCCACGACGACGCTTGCCGAGATTAACAAGACCTATAAAGGGCGTTGGCATATCTATCGTGATGACTACGACAACACACTGGATAAGCTCATCGCCTCTATGACTGATACCGTTCGGAAGTATGGTGCCCGTTGCCTGATCCTCGACAATTTCATGTGTATTGACACTGAAACCAGCGAAGAGGAACTGCGCTCTCAGACAGATACAATTAAAAAGCTCATTGAGTTTGCTAAGAAGTATCAAGTGGCTGTAATCCTTGTTTGCCACCCTCGAAAGATGGACGCCGGAACCAATGTAGGCATCTATGATATCGCTGGTACCAGCAACATCGTGAACCTGGCACATCGGACTATTGGCCTGCGGCGAGTAACGGACGCAGAACGTGAGAATGCTGCGAAGTATTCTGAGAAGCGTCGCCAGTTGCTCAAGTACGATGTGATCGTAACTATCGTCAAAGACCGTATGTTTGGCCGGCAGAATATCGACGTTGGCCTCTATTACGATCCCGCTTCCCGCCGTTTCTTCAGCGATATGGACGAGTATGACCGTCGTTTTTCTTGGGATAAGAAGGAGTACAAAGAGCCTCTGCCTCTTCCTCCTCAGCTGCTTGCTGAAGAGCGTGCCTCCGAAGACGAAGCATTTGGAGCGGTGAACGACAGAGAGGGCTAACTATGGTGGATTTTGGAGTATGTGACTGTGGCGGTAGCCTTATCCCTGTTTGGTTCACAGAAGAAGAGACGAAGGTTGCCAACGGCACTATGTATAAGACAGGCCGAGTTCGTAGTCGGAGGTGATTTTATTGAGCGGTAACTATACGGCATACCATGTCCATACTGAATTGTCGCTGTTAGACAGCGCGACGAAGTTTGAGGACTATATCGCTAAGGCTGTCGAGCTGGGGCAGACTGCCATTGCTTTTACGGAGCATGGTAACATCTATCAGTGGGTCGCCAAAAAGATGGCCTGTGATAAGGCCGGATTGAAATATCTGCATGGCTGCGAAGTCTATTTGACTGAAAAGCTATTGCTTACCGATCCACGCACCGGAGAGCAGAATAAGGTACGCGATAACTACCACACCATCCTGATTGCCAAAAACTACGCTGGTCTTCAGGAGATGAACGAGCTGATCAGCCGATCGAATCAGGGCGACCACTTTTACTACAAACCCCGTATCACGTTTGATGAGTTCCTTGGTATTTCCAGTAACGTCATCAAGATCAGTGCCTGCCTTGCTTCCCCGCTGAATCGCATGAGCATTACTCATCCTATGTATGAGCGGCTGCTGAAGCACTACGACTATCTGGAAATCCAAGCGCACGACCACCCAGAGCAGGTTGCCTACAATCGCCACCTGGCGGAAATGTCTCAGAAATACGGCATCCCGCTCATTGCAGGCACCGATACCCATAGCCTCAACAAATACAAGGCTGAGTGCCGAACGATCTTGCAGTTGAGTAAACACATCGAGTTTGCCGACGAAGATACGTTTGACCTTACCTATAAATCCTATGACGAGTTAGTAGCAATGTTCGCAACGCAGGACGCCTTACCGGAAGCGATGTATTTGGAGGCCATTGAGAACACCAACCGTATGGCCGACTCTGTAGAGCCGTTTGAGCTGGATATCTCGTTCAAGTATCCCATTCTCTATGGTGAACGCGATCGAGAGGTGCTTCATCAAGTTCTTGATGATAACCTACAAGCAAAGATCAAAGAGGGTGCTATCACTCCAGAGCAGATCGAGCCGTTCAAAGCGGCCATTGCTGAGGAATGCCGGGTCTTTGACAAAATTGAGATGTCCGGCTTCATGCTTTTCATGAGTGAATTGGTGACATGGTGTAAATCTCATGGTATCCCCATTGGTTTCAATCGTGGTTCCTGTGGTGGATCTCGTGTAGCTTATGTCACCAATACAACAGACCTCAATCCTGAGACATGGCATACAGTGTTCAGCCGCTTCTGTAACGAAGATCGTAAGGAGATTGGCGATATTGATATCGACGTGTCACCCTCCCAGCGCGATCTGGTTTATGACTACATCATCAACCGTTTTGGTCAGGAAAAGACCGCATTTATTCTGGCAATCGGCACTATCAAATCCAAAGGCTGTATTGATGAGATCTGCCGTGCTTTGGCACTGCGTTGGAATCGTGAACACCAACGGGACGAGAAAGAGTTCCGTAGAGTGATGGCACAGCTCAAAGATGAGAACGTGAAGATCGTTTTTGGAGATGCGCGAGACGGATTTAGCCTGTATTTCTTTGATGAGGCTGGCAATCTTCTTTTGCCCAGCCGCATGAAGGACATCCCCCGTGCCGAGCTGATCAAGCAGTTTTCCAAAGAGTACACAAAACTCAAAGAGGAAAACGAAAGGATCTTTGCTAAGAACCCCTGGGCTGGTAAGGCAAGTGCCAATATCAAAAAGGAGTTTGAGGCAGACGAGGCAGCGGCTCGGGAAAAGTATCCCGAAGTATTCTACTACTACGACGGGCTTCTTGACGTGGCGATCTCTCAGTCTATGCACCCTGCCGGTATCGTGGCAAGCCCTATTACCCTCCGAGATAACTACGGTACGTTCATCTCTGACGGTAAGGAAATCCTGCAGATTGACATGGAGTGTGTGCATGAGGTCAGTTTGGTCAAGTATGACATTCTCGGATTGAAAAACATCGAGATTATCAAAGACGCTTATGAGCTGCTGGGTAAGCCCTACCCGAAGTCTCACGAAATCAACTGGAACGATGAGGCTGTCTGGAAGGATATGCTGAGATCTCCCATTGGTATCTTCCAGTTTGAAGGAGAGTTCGCGTTCCAGATGCTTAGGCAGTACGAGCCGCACAGCATTTTCGACATGAGCCTTGTTACAGCGGCGCTTCGTCCTTCGGGCGCGTCGTACCGCGACGACCTTATGCAGCACAAGCCTCACAGGAACCCCTCTCCTATCATCGACGAACTTTTGGCAGATAACAATGGCTATCTTATTTACCAAGAGGACGTTATCAAGTTCCTACAGCAAATCTGCGGCTTCTCCGGGTCAGATGCAGATAACACTCGCCGTGCTATCGGACGAAAAGACGAAGAACGGTTGAAAAAAGCTCTTCCACAAATTCTTGAGGGATATTGTGAAAAGTCACCGCAGTCCCGTGAAGTTGCAGAGCAGGAGGCAAAGGAGTTCTTGCAGATCATCCAAGACGCTTCCAGCTATATGTTTGGTTATAACCATTCAGTCGGGTACTGCATGATTGGCTATCTGTGCGCTTATCTGCGGTACTACCATCCGTATGAGTTCATCACAGCCTACCTTAACAATGCCAACGGCGAGGAGGATGTGAAGAACGGGAACGAGTTGGCAACGCTTTACGGTATCAGGATTGTCCCGCCGCGTTTTGGCCTTTCCAAGGATAAATATTTGCTGAATGCTGAAGAGAAGGTTATCGCCAAGGGTATTTCTTCTGTAAAGTACATGAATGCCGATGTTGCCAACGAACTTTACGAGCTGGCAAAGGCCGGCAAGCCTAAATCTTTTATGGACTTGCTTATGCAGCTGGACGAGAAAACACACTTGGATACACGGCAGCGGGATATCTTGGTGAAGATCGACTATTTTGCCGAGTATGGCAATTCCAAAGAGTTGTTGCGTATGGTGGACTTCTTCTCTTTCTTCAAGAACGGAACGATGAAGAAGATTTCCAAGGATAAGGTAACGGTTGAATTGGAACCCATAATCGCCCAGTATGCAACTGATAAGTCCAAAAGCGGCCAGCCAGCTAAAAGCTATACCTTCACTGATTTGCCCGGATTACTTCGGCATTTGGAAGTGATGGTCAGGGATATGCACATTCAGGATTTCGACCTGAAAAGCAAAATGCAAATCCAGTTGGAAAATCTGGGCTATATCGACCTAACCACCAATAAAAAAGAAGATCAGCGAAAGCTGGTTATTCTGGATATTTACCCCTTGCGGAGCAAGAAAACCAAAGAGGTTTGGGCTTACGCCTTGCAGGTGCGGTCGATTGGCACGGGAAAAACAAATCGGTGGACAATCTACTCAGAACTCTACGATCGCAAACCGCTTCAACGCTACGATACCATTTATGTTCCTATGAATGGATGGGGCGAGCGGCGTGGGTATCTGTATTTGTACAACTACGACTATGTAATTTAGGAGGCATTTTCAATGCACGAGACGAAATCGAAATGGTTCAAGAAAGTTCTCAGGGCGACGCTGTGTTCCTTGGTAGTCTGCGGATCTCTGAGCGCAATGTTGTTCGTCCCGAACAAAGAGGAGGAAACACCACAAATCCCCATCGAAAAGGAACTTTGTGTTTACTCTGCGCCGCTTCAAGTGTCGCCTACACCTACGCCTATTTCTATTGAGGAAGAACCGGCAGAACCCGAGGCAGACCTTAACCCATATGCAGAACTGTCACCCACGGATACCGAAAAAGAGCTGCTGGCGTGTATGGCCTACAGCGAGGCAGGAAACCAGAGCTTTGATGGTCAGGTTGCCGTGGTGCAGGTAGCGCTTAACCGCTATATGCACGAAGCGTATTCCGGCAGTATCAGTGATATTCTCTTCTCACCTTGTCAGTTTGTGGTAGGAGATTACTATGGGTCTGTGCAGATAGAAGCAGTAGATGCTGCTCTTGCCGGCCATCCAGCGTTGGATTTGAATACCGACGTAGTGTACTTCTCTACTGGATCTTTGACCTATGGTAGCTATTATAAGACGATCGGCGATCACGTCTTTCGCACTTATATTTGATAGCAACAAAGTAAATTAAGCAAGGAGGATCAACATGGGAACAGTTACAATTCAGCGATTCACCTATAAGAACCCTATTTCCATGATCGGTGAGGAAGCTGGTGTCTGCTGGGGTGCAGATACCAGCGACCCCGAAAAAAACTACAAACGCGGCTTGGATTGCTTGGAAAACGAGCACGGCAGAACGTTTGAGTTCCCGGATGTCTATATGATCCTGGACGGCTATTCTGCCAGAGTGATCCGTGAGTGGTATACCCACATCGGCGGCGCTCCCACCAGACTGCAGGCCAGTACCAGATATATCGACTATGAAAGCGGTTTCGATTATGTAACACCGCCCAGCATTGCGGGTAACTCCGCCGCCGTCAAAGTCTACGACTGGATTATGAAGTGTATCCAGACCGGCTTGAAGATGTTGGAAGGGTTTGGTATCCCCAGAGAGGATTCTGCGCTTGGGCTTCCTCTGGGCATGGGCACCAAGATTGTGTGCAAGCATAATCTCCGCAACCTAATTGATATGTCGCATCAGCGGGAATGCAGCAGAGCTTATCACGAGTACCGTGGCCTGTTCGCTGATGTTGGTAACGCTCTGAGAGAGTATTCCGACGAGTGGGCATATCTGGTTGATCATTACTTTATGCCGAAGTGTGAATACTTCGGGTTCTGCCGGGAGAAGAAGTCCTGCGGCAGAAAAGGAAGGAGAGCTGCGGAATGAAAATCGTTTGCATTTCGGGTAAAGCCCAGCACGGTAAAGACACTACCGCCAAACTTTTGGAGGAGACTTTGGAAGCCCAAGGCAACCGTGTTTTGATTGCCCACTACGGCGATCTGGTCAAGTACGTATGTAAGACCTTCTTTGGCTGGGACGGCAAGAAGGATGAAAAGGGACGCACGCTTCTCCAGCGTGTCGGTACTGACAAAATCCGCGCTGTCTCTCCTGATTATTGGGTAGATTTCATCGTTAGTATCCTCGACATCTTTTGCGACGAATGGGATTACGTGCTTATCCCTGATACTCGTTTCCCCAACGAGTATGAGATCTACGAGACCTACGGCATGGACGCTATTTTGTTGCGGGTGGTTCGCCCCAACTTCGTGTCTCCGTTGACCGAAGAGCAGCAGAAGCACGCTTCGGAGACTGCATTGGACGATTACCAGTACGACGCTACGATCGTCAACAGCGGCAGTTTGGAAGATCTCAAAGAGGCCGTAAACAACTTTGTGAACAACGCTCTCAAAGGAGAACTCCATGAAGAAACTGACAATTCTGTTTGATGCCGACGATACCGTAGAAAACCTGAGTGATTGCTGGATTGCAATGTTGAACGAGCGTTATGGCACCTCCGTAACGCCGGAAGATGTTCACGGCTGGGATATCTCCCTTGCTTTCCCCACGCTGACGAAAGAGCAGGTATTCGGCGTACTCTATGATGACGAGCTTTGGCGGCGTATCACTCCGATCCCCGGCTCTGTTGAGGTACTCCAAAAGCTCTATGACGAGGGGCACCAGCTCTATATGGTGACTGCATCCAGCTATCACACCTGCAAAACGAAGGTGGAACGGCTTTTAGAGCTGTTCCCCTTCCTGGACTGGGAGCACATCATTTTTGCCTGCAACAAACAAATGGTGCGTGGTGACGTTTTGATTGACGATGCCCCACACAACTTGGTTGGGGGCGAATACGCCAAAATTCTTTTTGACCGTCCCCATAATCGTAGCTTTGACCATGTAGCTCATGATGCGCTCCGGGTAAACACGTGGGAAGAAATTGACCAAGTTATCCACAGCTATCTTTTGTAAGGAGGAATTTTTATGGTTGTCATTAAACGTGATGGCCGTGAAGCCGAGTTTGACAAAGGCAAAATTGCCAACGCCATTCTCAAGGCATTCACGGAGGTTGAAAAGCTCAGTGCGGTAGGAGATAAGAACGAGGTGCCCAAGAAAATCTCCACCCGTTTGTATAACCGCTATCAGCGGCGCAACCGTGCGATTTCTGTTGAGGAAATCCAGGACGACGTTGAAACTGAGCTGATGAAAGAGGGTGAGTTCGTAGTCGCCAAAGCGTACATCAAGTATCGCTATGAACATGAGCTTCTGCGAAACGCTTCTTCTCTGGACGGCAAAATCCTCTCTATTGCGGATAACGTCAATGAAACAGTCATCCAGGAGAACAGCAACAAAAATCCCACAATCCTCTCTACTCAGAGAGACTACATCGCCGGCGAGGTAAGCCGCGATATTACCGACCGTCTGCTTATGCCGGATGACATTAAGCAGGCGCACGAAGAGGGTGTTATCCACTTCCATGACAGCGACTACTTTGTGCAGCACATGATGAACTGTTTTAGCAGTAAAACAAGATTCGTTACCAAGGATGGTGTTGTTTCATTTGCTGAATGTCACGATGGTGATAAAGTGACAGTTCTGGATAAAGACGGCTGCTGGCGTGATGCTACAGTGCATAAGTACGGTGTTCAAAAGCTCTACGATGTAACGTTCCAGTCAGCCAGAAGCGAAAGAACTGTTACCTGCACCAGAGATCATCGGTGGATTCTGGCAGATGGTACGGTAACAACGGAACTGTCTGTTGGAGATAAATTGTATCCTCTTCATGACAATTCAAAATTTGATGTTCCTGAAGATACCAGAGCGGCAAGAATGTTCGCACTTGGCTTTGTTATTGGTGATGGAAATGATATTGGGAATGGTCTGAGCATTAGACTTTGCGGAGAAAAGGTTCAATATCAGAACGTTTTCGAGTCAGCCGGTTTCGTTGCATCTTTTCATCATCCGAATGGCGATTTAGTGATGATTGGTAACTCAGGTCTTTCAAAGCAAGATTTTTTGAATTATTCAATTTGGAAATATCTCAGCCCTGACGATAAGCGGATGCTGTTCTACGGCTTGTATGCAGCGGATGGCAGTAAGGATCGTCACCAAATTTCAACGTCCGATACCCGTGTTTTAGCAATGGTGGAGGATATTTCCGCAATCGCCGGATATCATGTTGCCAGCATTTCAGTGATTGAGCATGATACCAATTTCAAACAGGGGGCAATTTTGTACTGTGTGAACTTCCGACTCAAGCAGAACCCCAACAATCTATGGAAAGTTTCAGACATTAAGGAACATCGCAGAGGCAACGCACTCCAGGACGTTTGGTGCGTTGAAGAACCTGAGACACACAGTTTCACACTGGATGGTGGTATCGTAACCGGAAACTGCTGCCTGATCAATCTGGAAGATATGCTCCAGAACGGCACAGTTATTTCCGGTACCTTGATTGAAAAGCCTCACTCCTTCTCAACTGCCTGCAACGTCGCTACCCAGATCATTGCTCAGGTAGCCAGCAATCAGTATGGCGGTCAGTCTATCTCCCTGTCCCACCTTGCCCCCTTTGTTGAGGTGAGCCGGCAAAAGATTCGCAAGCAGGTAGAGGCTGAGTTCCTGAAAATTTCTTCCCCGGACAACTTTGCAGACCCTGAGAAAGTGATCTCTGATCTGGTCGAAGAGCGTGTCCGTGAAGAAGTAAAGAAGGGCGTTCAGACTATCCAGTATCAAGTGATTACCCTCATGACCACCAACGGTCAGGCTCCGTTCATTACTGTCTTTATGTATCTGAACGAGGTCAGCGATCCTCAAACCAAGAAAGACCTCGCTATGATTATCGAAGAAGTCGTGCGGCAGCGGTATCAAGGCGTCAAAAATGAGAAGGGCGTTTGGACAACCCCGGCGTTCCCCAAGCTGATCTATGTGCTGGAAGAGGATAACATCACCGAGGATTCTCCCTACTGGTATTTGACCCAGCTGTGTGCCAAGTGCTCTGCCAAACGGCTGGTGCCCGACTATATCTCCGAAAAGAAGATGCGCGAGTACAAGCTGTCAAAGGGCGAAGCCGAAGGTAACGGCGATTGCTATACCTGTATGGGATGCCGTAGCTTCTTGACACCCGACCGCTCCGGTAACGGCTGGGACAATGTTGCCAATGCCGGCAATTACCAGCCCGATAAGCCCAAGTATTACGGGCGTTTCAACCAGGGAGTCGTCACCATCAACCTCCCCGATGTTGCTCTGAGCGCTCTGAAAGTTTGGGAGGCAACCGGCGACCATAACGATATCCAGAATCTGTATGACACCTTCTGGGAGATTTTCGATGAGCGGCTGGAGCTGTGTCATAAGGCGCTGCAAATCCGTCACGAGCGTTTGAGCGGTACTCTGTCCGATGCTTCTCCTATCCACTGGCAGTACGGTGCTTTGGCCCGCCTGAAAAAGGGCGAAACCATCGACAAGCTGCTTCACGGCGGCTACTCCACCATCTCTTTGGGTTATGCCGGCCTATACGAATGTGTTATGGCGATGACTGGCAAGAGCCATACCGACCCGGACGGAGAGCCTTTTGCACTCAAGGTTATGCAGTACATGAACGACAAGTGCGCTGCATGGAAAGCCGCTGAGGATATCGACTACTCTCTCTACGGTACTCCTATTGAGAGCACCACCTATAAATTTGCCAAGTGTCTGCAAAAGCGCTTTGGTGTGATTGAGGGTATCACCGATAAGGGCTACATCACCAACTCCTATCACGTTCACGTCACAGAGCATATCAATGCTTTTGATAAGCTGAGATTTGAGTCTCAGTTCCAGAAGCTCTCTCCGGGCGGAGCAATCAGCTACATCGAAGTGGCAAACCTCTCTGACAACATTCCCGCCGTACTGACGGTGTTGAAGTACATCTACGACAACATCATGTATGCGGAGCTGAACACGAAATCCGACTACTGCCAGGTGTGCGGCTGGGACAAGGAAATCGAGATTGTGGACGACGATCGCGGCAAGCTGATTTGGAAGTGCCCCAACTGCGGGAATACCGATAAGAGCAAGATGAACATTGCGCGGCGTACCTGCGGCTACATCGGCCTGAATGACTGGAATCAGGGTAGAACGCAAGAAATCAAAGAACGTTATGTCCACCTGGGTGGCGACGAATGAACTACGCGAAGATCCGCAACTATGACATCGCAAACGGAGAGGGAGTCCGCACCTCCCTCTTCGTAAGCGGATGCACGAATCACTGCCCCGGCTGCTTTAATCCAGAGGAGCAGGATTTTAACTGTGGTAGACCATTCACAAAGGAGACTATCGCAGAGATCCACAAAATGCTTGCCAACCCTGTTATCTCAGGGCTTTCTCTACTTGGCGGAGATCCACTTTGTCAGGACTATGGCGGGATTCATGATCTCATTGATCTTTGTTTCTACACACATTCAATCGGTAAAACCGTGTGGCTATGGACTGGATTTATCTGGGAGAACTGTTATAACCCTCTTTTCCCGGATAAAGACGAGGATGATCACCAATTTGCACAAATGGCCTTGCTTACATCATGTGATGTTGTGATTGACGGCCCCTTCAAAATGGAGCTGTCTGACCGGATGTTGAAATGGTGTGGTTCTGCAAATCAGCGGGTCATCGACGTACAGAAAACCTTGCGCCAAAAGAAAATTGTCCTATATGAAGGTGAGCACTATGAATGAAAAGATCGAATTTCGCTGTCCCAAATGCGGGAAGCTCCTGGACAGTATTACACTGGATTATCGGTTAAAGTGGCTATGTAGCAAATGTGCCGAGGATCAATCTGATGTTCTGCACTGTGAGCGTGGATGTAAGGTTAAAGCCGTGGATCTGGACGCCGGGTTGAGCTGTGATTCCAAACAGGCTCATGAGCTTTTGACAGAAGGTCAGGTTTACGAGGTTGAAAAGATTCATGTCGGTGGTTGGTGCTCCTCTATCCGGCTCAAAGAGTTTCCCGGTAAAGAGTTTAACACCGTACACTTCATTCGTTACGAATAGGAGGAAATATGGAGACTGTTGAAATTTTAGCAGGTGGCGAATTTGCCAATGCCGTAAAAAGTCTTGGCCTGACATCTGCCGTGTGTGCTTACCATTATCAGCCTCAGCCTACGCATTGGCGTGAAGAATACCAAGTTTGGCTGTTGTCCAAAGAGGATTTTGACAATATCTGTGCTATCGACAACGATGACTGGAAGGACGATTGGGGCTGGTGGCGTCACGCTTATGGTTCTAATCTGGGCACTGTTGACTGCGCCTATATTATCAATGGTGAAAAGCTGATGGCGTGGGATGGTCTTCAGCGTAAAGAGTGGTGTCAGGATTGCAGTGATTGCGCTGGCACCGAAAAGGACAAGGACGAATGCTTTCACGACCATCAGTACCCCGACATTCTCATCTATCTTTGCGATGAAATTGGGGCTTCTACCGAGCGCAATGTTTGCGCTTGCACGATTGATCTGGCACGGCAAAACAACCTAACCCTTGCAGAGCTTTTCAAAAAGTATCTGGGATAGGTCGTGTAAAAAAAACAGTATCATCCGCACAACAAAACTATCAAATTGGGAGGCAAACGAAAATGCTCATCATTAACCTTTTTGGCGCTCCCGGTGCTGGTAAATCCACCGGAGCTGCCTATGTCTTCTCTCAGCTGAAAGCTGCCGGCGTTAATGCCGAGCTTGTCACCGAGTTCGCCAAAGATAAGGTATGGGAAGGGACAAAGGCTGTTTTCGAGAATCAGGCATACATCTTTGGCAAGCAGTATTTTCGCATCAGTCGGCTTGAGGGCAAGGTCGATGTGGTGATTACCGATTCACCTATCCTGCTCTCTGCGTTCTATAACGACAACGATCACGTACTGGGTGAAGAGTTCGACAAACTGGTTTTCAAAGTTTTCGACTACTATAATCGCATCGACGTATTTGTTCATCGGGTGAAGCCCTATAACGAAGCGGGGCGCTTCCAGACCGAGGAAGAGAGCGATGCGATCAGCAAAGAGATGTTGCGTTTCTTGGACAAGTTCGGTGTTGACTGTCTGCACATCAACGGCGATTTCGCAGGATATGACAGCCTGGTTGATACCGTACTGGACGCTTTGGCAGCAGACGGCAAGCCTCTTGTCTGCCCGCATCCTTCTGATGTCTGCCAACGCCCTTCTGATTCGGCAGAGGCGCTAACAATTAAGGTTCGCTATCTCAGCGATAAAATCCAACCATTGGAATATATCGACGGCAAGTCTGACTGGGTTGACCTTCGGGCAGCTGAGGATGTTGAGCTGAAGGCTGGTGAGTTCAAGCTGATCCCCCTGGGAATTGCTATGCAGCTTCCCAAGGGTTATGAAGCAATCGTAGCCCCTCGCAGCTCAACCTATAAGAATTTCGGTATTCGTCAAACCAACAGCATCGGCGTAATCGACGAGACTTACTGTGGCGACAACGACCAGTGGTATTTCCCCGCCCGTGCAGACCGCCATACCGTTATTCATGTCGGCGATCGTATCTGTCAGTTTCGCATTGAGAAGCACCAGCCCCAGCTGTTTTTCGAGCCGGTCGATACGCTGGGCAACGCTGATCGAGGCGGTATCGGCTCTACGGGAAAGAGGTGAGCGATGTGCCCCAGTCGAAGGTCATATGCTTCAATAAGGAGGGCTAAAGTGTGAATGAAACACCGATTTCACCCACATCTAAATGGTGTGACAATCAGTCCGTAGACGAGCTGGGCAAAGTAATCTGCTTGGCCCATCTCGCCGAGGCCAGAGTTCCAGACTGTCCATACAAAAGTAAGGAGGAGCGAGCGAGTGCCAAATATCCTTGCTCCGACTATGAAGAGGTGAGAACATGAAAGGTCTATTCCGAAAACGCGGCGGCGGTAAAACGACCGCATTAGTTTACACATCGGCGATAACCGGATATCCGATTGTCGTACCAACTACCATCAACAAGCGTTACGTAAAAGACGTGGCACGGCGGGCAGGTGTATCTATCCCTGAACCGATTGTTATGTCTGAGGATACCAGAGGCCGTCGAATTGGTGGTGTACTCATTGACAACGCCGAAGAAATTATCCGGGCGTATGCTGCAGAGCATTTCAATGCCCCGGTCATAGCCTATACCATAACGGTAGACGGGGATGGTGATAGCGCATGAGCCTCCTCCCTAATACGGTCATCAATGGCAACTGCTTGGAAGTCATGAAGGAAATTGATGATGCGAGCATTGACATGATCCTTTGTGATTTGCCTTATGGGGCGACTCAGAACTCATGGGACTCGGTTATCCCGCCTGCTCCGCTCTGGGAGCAGTATGAGCGGATTATCAAACCGAATGGTGCGATCCTACTATTCGGCCAGGATAAATTTACCGCTACCATGATGCTCTCTAACCCTAAGCTGCACCGCTACAATATCATCTGGGACAAGGTGCTAAAGAGCGGATTTCTCAACGCCAAGAAAATGCCGCTTAGAGAGCACGAGGATATCATGGTGTTCTACAAATCTCCGCCGCCATATCATCCGCAAATGACAGTTGGCGAGAAAAACCACACCAAGGGCAAGGCCGTAGGGAAACAGGCGGAAGACGTTCATTCTAACCGGAGCTACGGCAACTATACATTGGTAGAGTCGCCAGACGGTAACATGAAGTACCCAGCGTCAATTTGGCGCTTCCCTAAACCCCACCCGTCCGTAGCGCTCCACGCCACTGAAAAACCTGTTGATCTGTTGCGCTACGCAATCCGTACTTACACTGACAGGAATGCAATCGTCCTGGATAACTGTTGCGGCACCGGATCTACTCTCATTGCTGCCAAGCTGGAAGGACGCAGATACATTGGGATTGACAATGGTGTGTGTGATAAAAAGAAAAGCCCTTACTATGGAATGCCTTGGGCGCAAGTAGCTCAAATCAGATTGGAGGCGATCGACCATGAACCTGCCGATGAACCTGAACGACATCGACCTTTGGGAGAAGGAACTACTGAAGGGGTTTGCACTCCCTCTGGGGTTTCTGCCTGAAATCGGTGAAGTAGTGAACATTCTCGAACCGTTCAAAAGACTGACTATTTTTGAGCCGGTCGAAAAAGACGGAGAGACAACCGAAAAGAAAGTCACTGTAGGTATCATATACCGCTCCGATGGCTTATATGCTTGGGATAACAGCAGAGCTATACCCAACGAATATGACGAGGCTATCAAATGGAGTCCAGCCAGCCAGCTCCCGGAATATGCCATTCGGCGTAAGGCTATTGTCACCAAGTTCGAGTACAAGCCGCTTCGATCCTTTACCGCTGATGACATCAAACTTCTTCGGTTGGACTATGCTTCACAAGATGATCCCCAGCTTCTTATGGAGGAATATCTGCCCATCAAGAACTTTGAGTTGTTGTATGGCTGGTGGAAGCAGCACTATAAAGCGACCCTGAAAGACTGCGACAATCCACAGGCCATTATCCTCCATCTTGCTTCAACAGACTGACAACAAACTTCATTAGCAACAAAGAAAATCACGGCTTCCCTCTTGACAAATTGGGAGGCCGTGATTATACTATGTATATAGCAACAAAGTAAATTATTCTACCATTATAGGAGGACTGCCAAATGAAAGTAGCTATGGTAAAGCATAAGCCCTATGGCAAGGTGTTCTGGTTCGAGATCCCTGAGCACCTTGTAGGCAAACTTCAGCCCGGATTTCGTGTGGCCTGTAATACAGCGCGTGGTCGGCGGTATGGCACCGTAGTGGCTGCGGATCTTGACGAGCAGGATGTGAAAGAGGTTATGTTGGCCTCCGGCGCTACCTTCCCGCTCTCCACAATCGAAGCCACCACCCAGGAGGTACTGATAAGCGCCATCAAGATTCCGGGATATATGGCCCGCACAAAGCCCAGCGATGAGAAGATCGCAAAGCGTTTTCTGGAGTTCTATCATACCGGCCAGTTCAATACCAATGTTGCCCTGGACGATAACGCCGTCTTGATTGACGGCTATTCCGCCTATCTGGTAGCGCAAAAAGTTGGCCTCGCGCTCCTCCCTGCAATCTACAAGGAGGTCTGAGATATGCCCGGATTTGTAAAACCTACAAGAAAGGTTGTCAACATTGAAGATGCCTTTGGAGAGCTGATTGGGAAGAAACTCATAAAGGATCTCCATGACAATGAGGAGATTTGCCCTGTTTGTCATGGTATCGGCCTCCGTATTGAAGATAATCCTTATGGGTTGTCTGACGACCCCGATAAGAAAGCCGGCCAATTCCCCTACAAGCACCAGTCTATCCGGTTCTGCCCGAACTGTTATAACGGTGTTGTACGTTTTTGCCCCGACTGTGGAAAGCAGATTCCGAGATGCCGAACACTTTGCGACTGCGATGCCGTTGTGCAGCGCCGCCAGCAGGAAGAAAACCGCAAAGAAAAAGAACGGCTCGAAAAAGCAGAAAAGCACGAGCCGAATGCGCTCGGATCGTTATTTACAATGGCACAAAGCGACTTTTACTCTCACAACGAAGGATATTTCAGCTGTTGGGAGGATTTCTTTGATAGCTGGAATGAAGATCGTGAAGAGTTCACGGGAAAGCCGCTGTACGTATGGGGAACCGAAGAGGTAGAGATGAGTTTCGATGCTTCAAGCATCGTATCCAATGCCTGTGAGGATATGTATGAAGATGCTTATGATGACATTGGAGCAGACGCTGTTGCTGAGATGCAGCGCTACCTCAACGAATGGAAAGAGAAATATGGGCGTACGTCCTATTTGCTGACTACCAAGCACGCTATCCGTATTCCTTGGGAGGAGATGAAATAACAATGGCAAAGAAAAACGACAGTCTGGGCGACCGCATGAAAGGCTATGAGGGTGTTTCTCGCAACTTCTTAACCCGCCGTGTGCCCGCAATCATCCGACTTGACGGCAAGGCGTTCCACACCTTCACGAAGGGCATGGAAAAGCCTTTCGATCTCGTACTGACTCAGGCTATGCAGGAGACGATGAAGCATCTCTGTGAGAACATCCAGGGCTGTGTGCTTGGTTACACTCAGTCCGATGAGATCACTCTGGTGCTGACAGACTATGCTACTATCCAGACCGACGCCTGGTTTGGATATAACATTCAGAAAATGTGCAGCGTTTCGGCGTCGATGGCAACTATGGCATTTAACAGGGAGTTTGAACGTATCGCTGAGGATTGGTTTCACGACAATGGCCCGTATTGGAAATCTATCGGTGTCGATGTTGACGTCGATCTTACCATATATAAACGGTACAATGCCTACCAGAAAAAGATGTTCACTGCCATGTTCGACTCCCGCGTTTTCTCTGTCCCAAAAGAAGAGGTCTGTAACTGTCTGATCTGGCGGCAGCAGGACGCAACCCGAAACAGCATTGAGGCCGTAGGTCAGGCCAATTTTAGCCATCACGAGCTGCACAAAAAAACCTGCAACATGATTCAGGAAATGCTTTGGTCTCAGCGAGGCATTAACTGGAACGATTTCCTCACAGAGCTGAAGCGCGGTTCCTGTTGTATTAAACGGCAGTTTGAAGAAACCATCGACGATCCTCGCAACCCCGACCAGAAAATTACTGTGCGCCGTAACAGATGGATTATCGACCACGAAATTCCCATCTTCACTCAGGATCGGGAATATATCGAAAGGTTGATTTAAGGAGGCCATAAAAATGTCCCATATTTATGAGAATGATACGAAGCCCATTCTGAGCGACCCTCCGTATCTGTTGCAATTCATTTTGTCCGTGGTGCTGTCTGTGCTCTGTGGAGCGACCATCATGTTCATGTGGAACTGGTTCGTTGTCCCGCTCGGGCTTCCCATGATTGGCCTGGTACAAGCGCTGGGGCTTGATACGCTCATCACATTCATTGTGACCACCAGAGTCAATACCCCCCCCGATCCATTCTGGGATCGTTGGATCACTGCTATCACCTATGCGCTTCTCACATTGTTCGTCGGGTGGCTGCTCCATTTCTTCATGTAACCCAGGGGGATGTCATAATGGATACACAAATGGTATTGACCCACACGGGTAAAATCTACTTCAACCGATCGCTCGGTTTGGAGTTTCTTACCGTGGGTGACTACGGCAAAGAAAACAACATCAAAGCCGATTTCCTCGGCTTAACCAAAAAGATTGAGGGCGTTCAGCACCACGACGTTGACCTTATGGACAAGTGGGTTGCGACTATCAGCAGCCAGAAGGGATGTCCCATGAAGTGTACCTTCTGCGATGTTCATAAATACGGTTTCTTCGGAAATGCCTCTCTGCCTGATCTCGAATATCAGATCCGCTACATTATTGAACATGAGGATGTCCGTTTTACCAACCGTTTCAATGTCCACTACGCTCGCATGGGTGAGCCGACTTGGAATCCTGCAGTGCTGGATTTTACCGAGTCCCGATTGGACGACCTGGTTAAAGAGTGTGGTCTTCACGCTGTCACCATCCATCCCGTAGTTTCCACCATGATGCCTCGTAGCAATAACGACCTCTCCAGCTATTTGAAGCACTGGTGCGAAATCAAGAATACCCAGCGGCATGGTGAAGCTGGACTGCAACTTAGTATCAACAGCACTTCAGACGACCAGCGGGAAGCTCAGTTCGCCGGCAAATCTCTGAGCCTGAGAGAAATCGCTAATATCGCCAGCGATTTGCCTATGCCGGTTGGCAGAAAGTACACGTTGAACTTTGCTGTAACCGAAGCAACGATTTTGGACGCCAAAGTGCTCGACTCCCTCTTTGACCGCGATAAGTTTATCGTCAAGATTACCCCGATCCACCAAACCAAAGCCGCTCTGGAACACAACTACGATATCACTACCAGCTACGACGATTATAGCGTCTACGACAAATTCGAGCAGCCCTTACTTGATTTGGGCTGGGACGTAATCGTGTTTGTTCCCAGCAAGGAAGAAGATTCCGACCGCATTACCTGCGGCAACGCTCTTATTAGCGAGGTATAACACAATGACTGAACAAGAAAAACTAATCAATGTTGATCTGTATGGTGACGGTAGCCGCGACTCGCGGCTTCGCGCAGAGTACATTTATTGCGATCATGCCGATGTGTGCTCGGTATACAAGGAAGGAAAATGCTTCCGTAAAACGACACTATTTGGCGTTCGTTGTGAATTTGGCCGCATAGCCTGTGTTGATGGCGGCACAAAGAAAACCAAGATGTACGGTCGTGTTTATAGCGAGGCCAAAGACTCTGAGCGATACCATAAGCTCTCTTACCCCAACAACACCTACATCGCAAAAATCGGCGACGGTGCTTTTCTCGCGCCGCCCCATGTCAGAATCGAACGCAGCCCGGATTCCAGGCTATTCTGTCATAATCCTGGGTTCGGTTGCAATCGTCTCTTTGTCTCTATTGACGAGCTGACGCCAGACAATATCAATCGAATTTGCACCTACCATCCGCGTGCTATGCTTGGTGGAGAGATTGAGAGCTATCAAACAGAAACCATCCCGATCTTTCTCCACCAGTTGTCCAAATTATTCCCAGAGCAGTATAGCGCTTTCATCGAGGCGTTCCCAGATTATGAGCTGAAAGCTCCTGATTACCGTGGGAAATATGCGAAGCTGTCAACCTGCAATCGTGAGCTGATCTATCGTGACGCTCATGGCAACTCTTTCCGTTTTGACGGCGATGAGTTGGTATGTGACAAGTATCGGATTGGTGGGTTCATGCCGTTCTCATCCTCTGGTTACGCACAAATGCGTATTCCGGTAACAGATGATATGCAGGTAAAAATCACCGATAGCAACCAAGTCACGGATCAAACCGTTCTTATGTAATCATAAACCCTCAGTTAGCGACAAAGTAAATCAATCAGAGGTAGCAAAGATGAAAACCCATACTCTCAAATTCAAAGGAAATCATGGGCGACCCAAAAAGATTGCTGAGATCCGTGATCTGAACGAAGCAGGCCAGCCCAAATCCGACCAGGATATTTTGGATGAGGCGTTTTTGCTGATCCATGCGTTCTGCGCCGAGCGCAATTTCAAAATCTATTACACCCGTACTTGGAATCACAACGGCGTCACCATTTTTGATGTAGGAAGCCATACAGAGTTCTTTCATCTTACCCCAGCGGTCAGTCTCTACGCAGACACCACTTCATCAGAAAGGAGCGAACAGAATGGCTAAGGTTTCAACCAGAACCCCGCCGCTCATTTCCCTTTATTTCTGCCAAGAAAGAGGCGACCCTGACTATGGGTCTTGCCTCTGGGCAGTTTTTAACTTCGATCTCGAACGGTATGAGCTGTCCATTACATCCGACTGCGGAAACTACGCCTACGGTTGGGTTCCTACGCACAAGAGCGAGAGCTTTATGCACCTCATGGCAAGGTTAGACTCCGGCTATTTGCTGGATAAACTCGCCAGCCCGTGTGTTATCAACGAAGAAGCTACCTTTGAGGCTGTAAAAGAACTCATGGAGGCTTGGGGCGTTGATTTCTCAGAGACAGATCGTTGGGGAGATTCCGTATTCGATATGGACGAAATCAAAGACTGTTGCTATCAGAGCAATGAGCGAGATGTCCATGATGCCTTAGAGAGGAAGTTCGAGGGCACATCTATGGAAACCTGTGACGACTACGACCTCTGGAGCTGCATTCAAAAAGACTTCACGACCAACGCCAAGAAAATTGTGCAGGTCTTCATGGAATACATTCAGCCTGTGTGCAAAAAGATTTCTGATGACGAAAAGAGAGGTTGAGATGGCAGCAATAAAAATCCCCAAGTATATCCGCCAAAAAATGCACCGCATCGCTCACCTTCACGCTACAGCAAACAAAGAAATGCAAGTAGTAGAAGCGTGGCTGGAAAATCAGGGCTTCGACACATCCATGCAGGGACTGAGATGTGGAAACGGCTATTCTCTTGAAGAGCTGGATTATGGAAATGATTGCACCGACGAACTTTGCGAGAGCATGGAAAACGGTTTCGGTTTGACAAATGAAAGGAGCGTTTGACATGAAGCCCGGTGACAAAGTTGTAATGAACAACAAGTATTACGTGAGTACGGAAAATAAAAGTCGCATCTGGACGGTAGCATCAGAGCCGTGGATGTGCTGTGGCACTCTCGTTGTAAAACTGAAAGGGAAATCTGGCGGCTATGCTGTTGATGGACTGGACATTATTTCCGAATGAAACGAGGCTTTTATATGAGTAACGAAAAAATTTGCCCTGTATACAGCGCTTCCGATAATACTGCCCGCGAGTGTATCAAAGAAGAATGTGGGTGGTGGTGCGATCAACGCAATGTTTGTGCTGTAGTATCTGCGTCCGACAGTGATATCTATGTTCTGTATTACACACCGGGAGCAGAGTCAGTCGAGGAACTGACGTTTATGTACAACGAGGCTAAAAAAGCCGTAGCACCGAGACCTATCATCGCATTACCTACCAGCCTCTCGCTCAAAGAAATATCAAAACAAGAACTCTTGAATATTATCTCCAAAACTCTGTGCAAAGATAAAGAGGATATTCTCAAATCAGCACAGGCAGAAAACGAGGCTGAAAGGTAAATCTGGGAAAGCTGGGTAGGGAATCACGACAAGTATATTGAAGATGTTGCCTGTTCCAAATTAGGAGTGAAAAGATAATCTATGTACAAATCATATGAACGCCCTCCCCTTGTTCTAAACGGAGGGGCGAAGCTCTTCGCTGTCAACGCTGGATACCGTAAAACCGACGTAGGTACGAACTGGTATTATGTCCGAGCCAAGAATGCCCGTGAAGCCCGCAAGCGCTTCAAAGACCGGATAACCTGGCTTGATGTCTATGGCATCCGTGAAGTTACTGACGCCGCACTAATCCAAGATGTGCTTAGTTCTCCGAGAAAGTATATCTGCTTCTGATGGAGGGCGAGATGGGAAAGAGAAAACATAAAGCTCCGCAAATGCCAGCTTGGTTTTGGTACGGCATTGTAGACGGCTGCTGGTGCTGCAAAAATCGCCATAACTGCAACCAGTGTAAAGAAGTCCGTAAATACCGCAAGCAGCATTTCCCGCCCAAAGAAAAAAGTAGGCATGGCAAAGCCGATCATGATGATCGAGGAGAATAACCATGAGAGCAACAAAGCAATTCAATAACGTAGACACCCAGAGCAAAATCACAATTAACACTGACGAGCTTCAGGCCATGTTGAGTTGTGGCCGGTATTCTGCCATACAGATTGGCGAGGCTGCTGAGGCTCGTATCCAGATTGGGAAGCGAATCTTCTGGAATGTCGAAAAAATCAAAAGCTACATCAACTCTATTTCTGTATAGGAGACTGCCGTATGAACACTTACCTGACCATCATGGTGACGATCTTAGTTCTTACTCAGATTGTCCGTATCATTCAAAACACCATTCAGCTTCGCCGGCAGTATAAGCTGTTTCAGGCTCAACTCGGACAGCTGGATGACATCACCCAAGAGGATCTTGATATGCAACGCAGAGCATATCGTTTGATCGTAGATCACTTTGAACGTAAGGGGAATGAGGCGTAATGACCAAAGAAGAGGCTATCGCTGTCTTTGAATGTTTGGCAACAGAAATGACTGCAATTTTGGCAGGAATCCCAAAAAGCGAAGCCGCAGCGGATCAAATAAAAAGGTACATTGATGCCTATGATATAGCGATCTCTGCTCTTCGTATCAAGCAGAAACAGGAGAGCGAATGTACAAAGTGTAGCGGCATTATGTATCGTCAAACAGACAGTGGGAAAATCATCCCAGTTGGTCAACGGTGTGGTGCAAAAATTACACCTCCCTGCTACGTGCCGGATGGAGATGGATGTGCTTATCAAAGCTATGGAGACAACAACGATGAGCCAATAGACCGTTGTAAATCTTGCCCATTGTGCCAAAGCGATAAGATCAGACATAAACAAGAGTCTGTACACAATGATCCTCTGGTGCTTGATGAGCTACGACAGATGCGCGGTGAACCTGTATGGTGTAAAGAGTTAGAATGCTACGGCATTGTGAAGATGGAGAAAGTCGGAAGTTGGGCGAACGAGCTATTTTTGGTTGGAACATGGCATAATGGCGATGCCGCCGTAAACTTTGAGTACGACATCAAATCACGCGGTCTTACGCTTTACCGGCATAAGCCGGAGGAGGGGACGGTATGAGCAAACCCATGAGCGAGCAAATGCAGAAATTGGCAGCTCGATACGAAAAGGCGACTGGTAAGAAGTTCAATGCGAAAACGAATGCACAGAAAATCCGTTCCATGACAGACGAGGAGCTGGCGAAATTGTTTGAAGAACTTTGCTACGACAGCATGGCGCATCGTGCCAAATATTGGCTACACTGGCTCCAGCAGCCAGCGGAGGAGGAACCGAAATGAACTTTAAGCAGTTTATCCGGTGGAGATTGGTTTGCTTTGTTCAAACTCACATCAGGCATTGCCAGGAATGCCTTGGCAGTAATGGGCACTGCCAAGAGTGTAACGACTGGCACCATTTGTTCCGCAGAGACTGGCAACGGACATATTGGAAAAGGAAGTTCTGACCATGAGCAATAACGCGAACTGCATCACCTGTAGGCACAAAAAGGACTTCTTAGTTCCGTGCGATTGGTTGAAAAACCAAAGAGCAGTGATTATGCCGCCCTGCCCAAGATACGAATCCGAAGAGGAGGATACCGATGCCCGAATTAAACTTAAAGCCATTACCTTGCCCATTTTGCGGCAGCACAAAGCTGAAAGTCGATCAGAAAACAAGCAGTAATACGAGGTGGAACCCCGAAACAGGGAGATGCGATAAACTGGTCGTCGTTACAGTTCGTTGCAACAAATGCCACACAAGAGGCCCGACAGTCTCTATGTACGCAGGGTGGTATGATCGGCCTGTCCAGACTTTGAATAATGCTGCTATCGAAGCCTGGAATCAGCGTATCGAAAAAGAGGTGGCTAACGATACCATTTGTTGTTGATAGCATAAAAAAGAGCGTAGGGTTTTCACCTACGCTCTTATAGCTTTAGATTTCTTCGCCATTATCATTTCTGAGAAATCTTCCTTCAAAATGACAGTCCAGCGCATTGGCGATCTCTGCTAATTCCTTTTCACTGAAATTATCACGTCTGAATTTACCACTAAGATTTTGAGAAGTACAGTTAAGCCGCGACGCTAATTCTTTCAAAGTCATGTTACGCTTGATAAGTGCGATTTTGATTTTCTCGGCCATTGCCATACTAACACCTCACAATCTTTGCTAAATCATTATAAATTTCTAAAGCACAAAAATCAATAGACAGTTTTCAAAGTAACCTATTAGCGATTTTATCGCTTGACTTTAGAAATCCCTCAAGATATTATGTAACTGTAGACTTACCATCGAAACAAAGGAGGATGATAAGTATGGCTGGCTTAAAACGAACAGACAACAAAGGCCGTATCTTAAAAGACGGCGAAACCCAAAGGAAAGACGGTACCTACCGTTTTACTTACACCGACGCAGATGGTGTTCGGCATGACGTGTATAGCAAACGGCTGGTTCCAACTGACCGCCTCCCTCCGGGCTGCAAAGACGATCTCTGCCTTAGAGAAAAAGAACGAAAGATCAACCGCGATCTGGAAGACGGCATCAAGGCTGCGGTCGAAAACAAAGCTACGCTCAATGATCTGTTCGAGTTGTATATGGCAAACAAGCCCGAGCTGAAAGATACCACTCGTAGCAATTACCTCTATATGTATAACAAGTATGTGAGGAACGATATTGGCAAGAAAAAGATAGCCAGTATCAAATATTCAGATGTCAAGGCTTTCTATAACAAGCTCATCAAAGAGAAGGGATTCAAGCCTAACTCTATGGAAATTATTCACACCATCATCCATCCCATATTTACTCTGGCCGTCCGTGATAATTACATCCGTATCAACCCGGCTACCGGAGCGATGGCAGAAATCAAAAAGAGCCACAACTGGGAGAAACCAAAGCGTCACGCGCTGACCATCGCAGAGCAGACGGCATTTATTGACTATATGAGAAATCACAAAGTTTATAATCATTGGCTCCCCTTGTTCACTGTCTTGCTTGGTACTGGATGCCGTATCGGTGAAGCCATTGGCCTGCGCTGGGAAGACTGCGACTTTGACGAAGGGATCATCAGTATCAACCACAATATGGTCTACCGAAAATATGAGGCAGACGAAAAGGCACGTTTCCATATCGTAACACCAAAAACAAGCGCGGGCGTCCGTATTGTGCCTATGCTATCAGAGGTCAAAGCCGCTCTGCAGGCAGAATGGGAAACACAAAAGATAGTCGGGTTCAATGAGTCCGTTGTCGATGGGTATACTGGCTTCATCTTCCAAAACCGCTACGGCGATCCTCTCTCTCCTCATAGTGTCAACCGAGCTATTGACCGCATTTGTGCCGCCTACATCGAAGATGAAACGGTGCTGGCCGATCAAGAGGGGCGAGATCCTGTATTGATTCGTCACTTTTCTGCTCATAATCTGCGTCATACTTTCTGTACGCGGTTTTGTGAAAACGAGCGGAATATCAAAGTCATTCAGGAAATCATGGGCCATGCCGATATTGAAACTACCATGAACATCTATGCCGAAGCTACAAAGGAAAAGAAGAAAGAATCGTTCTCCAACCTCGAAGGAAAAATCAAGATCTCTTGAGGAGGATTTCAATGGGAAAGCTGATAGACCTTACCGACCGCACATTTGATATGCTGACCGTTATAAAAAGGGTTGAGGACAGAAAACCAGGCCGTCCTATGTGGTTGTGCCAGTGTGAGTGCGGCAATACCGTTGTCGTGTCCTCTACAAATCTGCTACGAACCAATGGTACAAAATCATGCGGCTGTCTTCTGTACCCTATCTTAATTCTCTTATCAAAAAAAACAGGGAGTCAGCCCGTAGGCCAACCCCCTGGTAAAAGAACCAACATTCGATTAGTCGCAACTTTGTCAATATAGATACTTCACAAGATCATCAGAAAGAAAATCTTTGATAACCAATGGAGGCTTTTTATCTTTATCAGCGTATGTCATTGTAGAATACTTGTCCACAGAAGCATCCTTAGAAAAGATAAAATCAATGAACTCCGCGTCAGCGCTACTCTCAATCGCTTTATCCTTCACGCGCAATGTTCTGGGTAAAAACCAATCGTTTATCTTATTTCCTTCCAAATCAAGATTCTCAGACAAGCCAATCGTAAAATCTAAATTGGTTACACCGATTTTGTAAGTAAGGGTGACAGTCTTCATATCTTTTACAACGCATACAACATTATTTGTCAGTGCGGGCAACATCGTCAAGCACGGAAGTTTTCTCTTCGCACCTCTGTATGTATGCTCCCTGTCATAGAAGATCTGACCAACAGACAGCATTGAACTTTTTGCTTTGTCATAAAATTCTTGAGCACTGATAGAAGAATTTACGCCAGTCAAGTGCCTGAAGCGATCTGTCGGAAAAACTACTTCAAAGTAAGATTCTCCATACACATATAAGAAAACTCTACCAGCGAGTTTGTCCCGATACACTTCTGAGGCAGTTATGATTTGCTTGCGGATCTGTTCGTCCTTGATATTTTTTGTATCCATATCTCTGCCTCTTTCGACAAACATAATCATAGAAAAGGAGGAATAGCCAACGCTATTCCTCCTTAGCTGCTTGAGTAGAGAGTTTTCTGCTGGTTGTCAGCCGCGACGCCCAGTTAAAGCGTCTATTGGTGCGGAAATAATTAAGTCCCCCGCATGGACTACAGCAGTTAATTCCCGCTGCCGGACGCGACACCCAGTTAAGATGTCATTCGGCGTGGGTTTTTATCCTGTCCCACTCCCAGCACAACTTTTTACGGTGCTCTCACACCGGAAACATTACTGTTTCTATTATCATTATAGGCGGATTTCTCTGTTTTGTCAACAGGAAACTTCATCCACATAATGCGCCATTTTTTGGCCCCCACCGGGGTAAAACCGTGGTATGTTCGGCAAATGTGGTAAAGCTGTGGTAAAATGAAAATCGCTTCTCAAATACTACAACTTTTCACTCTTAAAACAGGCGTTTTTCCTTGTTTTTAACAAATTTCAGAACATTTTTCAAGCA